TTATTCGCTCCGTGTAATATCAGGAATTAAAAGGAAATCACCCCCCACGAGGGTAGTGACTTTTTGGTGTGGGTCGATACATTGCAAATCCCATTGTGCTTGTTCCCAAGTCACGTTTTCGGTTTTGCCATGTGCGATGACTACGTGAATCAAATTGCCTTCGGTCGTGATTTCGCCTGTTTCGCTTGAGAGCTTGATAATGCTGCCTTTGTCGGGTTTGATGTGTAAGTCAAAGCGACATTGTGTTAGCTCAAGCGTTGGTGATTCTTCGAGGACTTCAAACGTCCAGCCATCATCATCGCCGCGTATCATTTCTAAATTAACGTTTTCCATTTTTTCTCCAAAAGAAAACCGCTTGTAACAAGAGCTACAAGCGGTCAAATTACGCTAATAAGTTGCCATTTCGTTTTTGTTTAACTAATACCTCCAATACTTTTGCTTCAATGGTTTTACCAAGTTGTCTCGCCTCTTTTTCAGAAGTCTGTCCTTCGGTTTGGCTGTGAGTGTTGCCATTTTGATCAACGTTTACAGTAATAGTGATGGTGTTATTTTGGCTTGCTTGGGCGTTATTCGGTAATGTTGGCACAGTGCTTGAGCCACCAACCAATCCCCCCGTTGCGTAGCCTGTTGAACCGCCGTAGTTAAGTTGGTCAAGAAATCCGCGTCCAAGCCGTGCCGTTGCTTCTTTGGTAATCACATATTCGCCTTTGTGGACGATACCTGCAGGTTCATATTTGCTACCGTTGCCTGTGTAGCCGCCTGTGGCCCACGTGCCCATGCCATAAGTAGCGTTACCATTAACTTCTGTACTACCTACTAAACCACCTCCAGAAAAGCCTCCGAATGCCGCTTTTACTGCATTTAAGATCATCATCTTAATAATCATCTTGGAAATATCCGACAAAATAGAAACGGTGAGACTGCGGAAATCGGCTTTACCTGTCATCACAAAATTGGTAAGCTGATCTGCCATTCCGTCAAAGGCTTGCGTGGTAATGTTCGCCACTTGTTCCATCGTATTACCTGCCGTTTTTGCCCATTCTTCCCAACCTTGACGAATCCCATTCATTGGGTCAGCTTTATCGGCTGTGCCTTTCCATTTTTCATATTCGGCATCGGTTCGGGCGATATTTGCCTGCTCAGTGGTGAGTATGCGTGCTTTTTCTAATGCCTCAATTTCAGCTAATTTCTGACGATACTCTTCCATTGCGGCAATTAAAGGCGAGTATTTTGCACCTAAATTTTGGCGTGCCCGTGCAGCTTGTTCGGTGGTTAATGCACCACCTTTTTCCAGTTGTTGTATATCTTGCAACTGCTCTTTGAGCTTGTTTTGATAAGCAATTTCGGGAGCATATTGCCCCGCTAACTCTGAGCGTTGTTTAGCATATTGCTGTCCAATCAGCGTGCGGGCTTTTTCCGCTTCTTCTGCCTTAACAACACCGTGTGATAGATGTTTTTCTAACTCACGATTAGCAACATCTTGCTCATACTTGATTTTCTCCCACGCAGTGGCATTGGCATTGACTAAGTCATCGTAGTATTTATCCCAATCATTGCGGTAGTCTTCGGAAGATTTCTCTTTTTTGGCTTTTTTATTGCCTTTGCCTTTTTTATCTAATGAAGGTGTATTTTTTAATCCTGCCCATTCGCCTTCTTGGTAATCGCCGTTTTTCTGTTTTTCTTTTCTGACCATATCGCCTGCACTTTGCAGATAACCTGTTACACCACCAATAGTCTCTCCCACATAATCTCTTGAGAAAGCATCGCTCATTGCTTGGCTAAGATCCGATTTAATTTGGTTTTGAGCTTCTGTTAATTCCAATTTAGGGAGTTTTACTTGCATTGCAGAAGTATCGAATAAATATCCTAAACCGACGGCATTAGACGCAGAATTAAATAATGACAAAAAGGACGATAATCCTTGAGCAAGATAATTTAAACCACGCTCGATAATTGAAATAAGCGAATTGATAGCAGATTTACCAATTGCTGAGAAGGCATTCGGTAAATCCCCCCAAATAATTGAAATGGCATTGTAACCAGCAACAAATAAACCAATTATTGCATTTGTGCGTTGTTGCCAAGCCTCTACAATGAGATGAGCTACACTAATAACAGCCGAAAGAGCACTTTCCCAAAAGCCCGAAGTTTGTTTTGTTGCATCGTCCCAATAAGAAATAACCGCTTTAGCCGCATTACTCATCAATGAGGTAAAATCTTGCCAAACACCTGTTGCCACATCACCCCACGTGGTACCAATTTCAGAAGCCCCAAAGGTCATATCTGATAAAAAGGCATCAAAAGCGAAAGCGGCAGCAGTAATTGCAACCGTAAGTGCACCAAGAGGATTAGAAAGAACTGCCACCGTTGCACCACGAATTGCAGTAGTTAATCCTACAAAACCTGTTTTCAGTAGCCCCAAAGCATTGATACCTTGCGTCATATTCGCTAATTTTGATGTAGCAACCCAAGAGAGATAAGCAACTATCGTATAACCTATTGATTTTGCCAATACATCAAAATGCTGTGCCAGAAAACTAACTGACTGTGCTAAGGCACTCATTACCCCACTGCTATTTAAGCCATCAACAAATTTCAGCCACGCATTTTCCATTTGCTGCATTGCCTGCCCGAAGGTCATGGGCATTTCGTCAAACTTCGCGGAAATTTTACCGCTTGCACCGCTGATTGCTTCAAATAAAACTTTAGAGGTAATTTTCCCATCAGAAGCTAATTTCTTTACTTCTGCACGGGTTTTGCCCATATATCCCGCCACCACATCTAAAATAATCGGGGCATTTTCTGCAATAGAGCGGAATTCATCGCCTTGCAACACGCCAGAACCTAATGCCTGTGAAAGTTGCAATAATGCCGATTTTTGACTTTTGGCATTCACACCGCCCACTGCCATTGCTTTATTTAGTGTTTCGGTGAACTTGAGCGTTTGATTCGTGGTAACGCCCATTTCCGCTAATGCCCGTTTTGTACTCACAAAGGCTTGCGTGGTCGCTTCAAGGCTTGCGGTGGTGCGTTGACTAATCTCAAATAACGCCTTTTCTGCGTGAGTGTAATCAGTCATCCCGCTCGTCACTTGCTTGAGCTGACTGTGTAGCGATTGCATTTTATCAGCAGCATCTAATACCTGTTTTCCCAAGCTCGCTAAACCACCAATCGCCAAAAGTTTTTGCATTCGGTTTAGTTGTGTTTCCACTGCGGCAACTGCCTGTTCCGCTTTGCTAGATTGACGGGCGAGATGGCTTAAATCATTGCCTGCGGTTCTTGCCCCGTTTGCGGTTACATTGACCGAAAGTGTTGCTGTAGTAACCATATTCCCTCACAAATAAAAACCCCGAAGTGCTTGTCACGCTTCGGGGAGTACCTTACACCTCAATCATTCCTTGCTCTTTCATATAGCTGTAAATTCGGTTGAGCATTAAATCTTGGAACGATTTGCCAATATCACCCTGTGTGAGAGGGGCGAACATAATGGCGTGTGTTTGTGTGCTATCTAGGTATTTGTATTCCGTTACAAGCGGTCGAAATTCAGTGATTTGTTCCGCCTCTTCCGTACCTGTGCCGATAGCGTAAGTCACGTTCATTGAACCGTCTGAATTCATGGTAAAACCAGAGATGGTTGAATAGACTGGGTTTAAGATTTTGTTGAATGTTGCCATAAAGGACTCCTTGCTGTTGATAAAATCCCAAATTGGGATATAATAAAAGAAAGGTTATAAAAGGAAACACAATGCGGATTATTTCAATCTCTACCCTTGTTGCTTATTGGGAAAAACACCCTGATGCAGAACAACCACTAAAAGCGTGGATTGCAGAAGTAAAAAAGGCGAATTGGCAAAATGCCCACGAAATTAAGGCACAGTATAAATCCGCTAGTATTTTAAAAAATCGTCGCGTTGTGTTTAATATAAAAGGCAATGATCATCGTTTAGTCGTTGCTATTGCCTTTCAGTTTGGGGCGGTTTACGTCAAGTTTATCGGTACACATACCGAATATGATCGTATTAACGCCAATGATGTTGAATTAAATTAGAGGTTTGCTATGTATCAAATTAAGCCTATTCGTAATGAGCAGGACTATCAAGCTGCATTGAAAATCGTTGAGCCGTTCTTTGATAAAGAGACCTTTTCTTCTGATGAAGCTGATTTTTTCGATGTAATGCTTACGCTGATTGAGAACTACGAAGCAAAACATTATCCTGTCGACCTGCCCGACCCGATTGAGGCGATTAAGTTCCGAATGGAACAGGAAGGGCTAGCGATTAAAGACTTAGATACTATTATCGGTAAGCCCAATCGTGTCTATGAAGTCTTTAATCGTACCCGTCCATTAACGCTCAATATGATCCGAAAAATCCATAAACAAATGGGAATTAGTGCAGATGTGTTGATTCGAGTTTAAGCTTATCTATTAAACAAGTGCGGAATTGATCGCACTTTGTTTATAGTTATCTTAAAACAATATAAGTTCCTCTTTTTTTCACTGTCTCCTCATCTGCAATAGATGGGGCTTTAATAGATAATATAGGCGTATCTAACTGATAATATGACGGCTCTGTATTTCCTGTCATCATTTCAGCTCTAACTAACCCACCTTGTGCATCTGAAGCATAAAATTTTCGAATATTTCCAGCTAAAGCATAACTTGATGATAAATATAATCGATTATTACCCACATTTCCTATTTTGAAATCCTCAGCATAAGAAAACTCACCATTTGATCCCTGAATATAAATAATTTCATTATTTGAATTTCTTATAGATATACCATATCCAGTCTCAACCATTGTTTTTAATGGGTGATAAAAATAAAGTTTAAAATTAAAAAATGGACTTCCTTTAAATTGAAGGAATTTATCAATTCCAGAACGAGCTACAAGTTCAAAATTCATACCTTGAACTTCTATTCCATAATTCTTATCAATATATTGTGAACCATTAAACTTTAAAAAAACCAAACATCTTTGATTATCATTAATAAATTTATTTAATTTACTATACATTTCTACTGAAGAAATAGATTTATATCCATTTTTAGCAGTAACTAAGTTAATATCAAATATAGTCGATAAAAAAAGACATGGCATTTCTTGTGTAGATAAATTGCCAATTTGAACACCATAATTACTCATATATCACCACCATAAATTCAGTACCTGCTCCATCATTAATGTTTGAGGTAATAATATCAAAGTATGTTTCAGAAATTTTATCTAGGGAAAATAGAATGGCATCCCTATCAATTTTATGATAAAACCTAAATACCTTTGGTGAATATGTATAAGCATAAGTTGGCATATCTTCAAGCATTCTTACAATAATTTGATATTTTTTACCTTGAATTTTATAAGGCATTTGGATACGTTTACTTTTTTGAGAATTACTTAAACTTACCTGACCTTGAAATAAAAAACGCACTTTATTAGATAAATTAAGTGGCTCTAAGTTACCTGAATTAGAACGAATATTAAAACCATAATTCACATTCTCCTCCTTAGCCTTAACGCTTTTCTTAGTTTTTAGCCAATAAAAAAGCAGTCCTAAGACTGCTAACAAAATCACTACAATTAAAAGTGCAACTATCATATTTTTCTCCTTTATTGTATCGAGTCACTTTACAAACCACTTTTAAGATGTATACTCACTCTATACAAAGAGGCTAAAATGATTCTATCGTTTAAACACAAAGGGCTTGAGCTCTTTTTTACCACAGGTTCTATTGCAGGTATTCAAGCCAAGCACGCAACGAAATTAAGATTGCAGCTGGATGCTCTCAATCGTGCAACTTGCCCGCAAGATATGAACGCACCCAGTTGGCGATTGCATCCATTAAAAGGTAATCTTAAAGAGCATTGGTCGATTACCGTAAATGGAAACTGGCGAATTACCTTTAAATTTGAAAATGGACACGCTGAAATCGTTGATTATCAAGATTACCACTAGGAGTTATTATGAAAATGTACAATCCACCGCATCCAGGTTTAGTGTTAAGAGCATATATTGAGGGAATGAAAATTGGTGAAGTTGCCCAAAAATTAGGGGTTTCCCGTATTTCACTCTCTCGCATTCTTAACGGTAAAACTGCCATTACGCCAGAAATGGCAGCACGTATTGGGCTTGCGTTAAATAACAGCCCTAGTATGTGGCTTGGTATGCAGGCTGATTATGATTTATGGCAAATTGAACAAAATCAAACTTTTCATATCACGCCTATTTACTCCTAAAGCTGCCCAATTTTTACCCGTACATTTCCTCGCTCGTCATACACAATAATCTGGTTATTGTTGATGACGAGTCCTACATTTCCTGCCGCTGCACGCATTTCTACTTGCCCTTGATTGCTCACTTTAAAGCGGTTGTTGATATTCAACGAACCACCTGTGATATTACCCAAATCCGCACTAATCGCCGATAAGCTTTCCACATTCAACTCTTTCGCCGTAATAGACTTACTCACAATATGATTTGCAGTGATGGTCTTGCCTGCAATATGTTTCCCCGCAATCGTGCCACCAACAATCTCATTGCCTGTAATTGTCCCTGCCGCAATTTGCTGAGCGGTAATCGAATTGGTCACAATCGAGCCACCGTGAATTGAGGTTACACCTGCATTTTGCCACGAGCTAGGTTCTTTAGTAAATTCAGTACATTCTTCAAGCATAGGGCGTAAAACAAAAGCCCACGGATTAACTCCACCGTTAACACTATTCATCTGAATAGCAAAACGAATATGTCCTGTGTCAGGAGCAGTGAATTTGACCCACACTCTACGGTATTTACTAAAATCTCGGTTGACTGCATTAGCTTGACTTTCTGTTACCCAGTCAGTACCACCAATCCAACTAATATAAGCACTGCTATCTTTAGCTAATTCTTCAATGGAAATTTTAACCTTACCTCTATGTACCGCTAAATAACAGCTCGCCATATAGGTTTTTCCTGCAATTACTCGTACATCTTGATTAAACCACCCGATACGTTCATCAACATTTCGAGTATTGTTTATTTGCCGTGTAAATGACGCTGTATTTTCGTTGTCTAAACCACCTAATAAAGACCAATCATCAGTACCACCTGCTTTACGATATAGGAATCCTCCATAACTACCATTAAATGTTGGACTATCTCCGACCCAATACGACCACCCGTGAGGTAAATCTCCGCCCGTGTTATCTTTACCTGCTGTTGCAAAAATCGGATTAGTGAGCAAATTCCCCCCAAGCCCAATCGCCAGTTTATCCGCTGAAATCTCCCCTGCAACAAAATGATCTGCTCGGATTGCACCCGCAGAGAGTTTCGGCCCAGTAATTTGCCCATTAGCAATTAAATCACCGTTAAGTGCTATCTGATCGTTGACTACCGATAACATGGGTTTTGGCGACCCATCTTGTGCGTTTTTGACCACTTGGAACTTATCCGCCATCACAATCACTGAACTTTGCTCTTTATTTGCACCAAGAGAAATCCCTGCAATCGCGGTATGGTTACCTGAAATAGTTTGAGTTTTAATCGTATGGGTTGCGGTCAATTGACCTTTGACATCCGCTACAACTTTGCTCACAGTAGAGATTTGATCCGTTGCACCATTCACTGAAGCAGTGATTTTCTTCAGCTCATCCGCTTGAGCTTTATTCTCATTTGCTCGGGCAGTTTGTTCTGCAGTAATCTTGGCACCTAAATCCTCTTTCGCACTGTTTAAGTTCGCTTCCAACTGGCTAAACTTGGTAGTAGCGGTGCTATTGAGCGTACTAATCGATCTCTCAGCATGGGCAATTTTCCCTTCTGCTCCATCAACACGGGTGGTTAACGCCGTGAGCTTCCCTGCTTGAGCTTTATTCTCATTTGCTTGAGAAGTGGCTAATTGCTGAATGGTTGCCTCTGCACTTCCCATACGAGAGTTAGATTCGTTTTCCCACGCTATCCTCGTATTCGATTCATTTGTAAGCGATCGCTTAATGTCTTCAAACTGGATAGTTGTCGTCAAATCTTCTGGGGCTGGGCTCCAGTCAGTTGCAACATTACCAATCTCTAATTTGGGATACGTGGCAACACAAGTTCCTCCGCCCACTTCAACCTTAAATGAGCAGTGTGAAATACTTTTAATCGGCTTATCGAGTAATTGAACTGTTGATTTTAATCTACCTTGATAATCCCCCTGATGGTTGCTTAACCAACACTCAATCCACGTATACGTATTATCGGTGTAGTACAAAAACATAGATAAACCGACACGATTACGCCCGCCCCTGATAATGCCTTTCGCGTTAAGACTAAAAGAAAGCGTGAGTTTTTTACCTTGCCAGCTTTCTTTTGCAGATTGTGACACTGTCCACGATGTTCTATTTTCCGCTGAATGAAGCAGATAGTTACGAGCACCTACATCAAAGTTAATATTATTAAATTCAGACGACAGCTCTGCGACTTTACGTTTAGCCTCTTGAGATTGTGCTACGACTTGTGTCGCAGAATCTTGTGCTGTGGTGAGTTGGTTAATTAATGCATGATCAAGTTGATTTTGACTTAATTGACCCGCTATTTCAGAGGCTTGTATTTTTGATGTGTACTGACTGCCATCCCAGCGATACAACTTGCCGTCTCTTTCATTGTAAACCTGTTTTACTCCTTGGAACTGGTTTACATTAAGGTTCGCTACGGTTTTCACCATCTCCAACTTCCGTGCTGGAGCTGCAGTATCAAACACTTCGTTGATGATGTTTTGGCTGAGCTTTTCATTCAGCAGTTTCAGCTCTTTATCAATATCTACCGAACTTTCGCCCCGCACGCCCGCTTGTTGATAAAACGCCCCCACATTTTGCCCACGCACGTGTCTAAGCCAGTAATAACGCACCTGTTTTGCACCGACTTCATGGCTGTACATTTTAGCGTTGAGTTTAACCAAACGATGTGCGGTTTGAATCTCATCACGTTCACTCACCATTTGACCGCTTGCATTTTTAATTTTCAAGTAATTCTTCAGTTTTATTTCTGCCTTGTTACTTATAATCCGTTGTTTTATAACCTACAAAAAGGATAATCAGCAAAAATTTTGGGAGATTCTTTTATGATTTTGGAACAGATAGGCAGCCGAGTGCGTGAGTTACGGAAAGCCCAAGACTTAAGCCAAGAAAAATTTGCATTGAAAGCTGAAATTGACCGTACTTACCTTGCAGGAATTGAGCAAGGCAAACGAAATCCATCTATTAAGAGCTTAGAGAAAATCATTAATACGCTTGGTGTAACTTTTCATCAATTTTTTGAAGGAATGTAATTGTTGATTATAAGTAACAAAAATACTATAATTTAGGAGCTAAAAATGGCACATTTTGGAGAAGCCGAAAGAAGTATTCAGCAGTATTTTGTGGTTGGTGAGTACGTTGAGTTCAATTCGCAGAATTACATTATCAAGAAATCAGGAAAGCCTACTTGTAAGAACGGTGAGCCGAAAACAGATATTTATATTTTGCTTGCTAATGAGCAGTCTGGTGAAGTTGAAATCAAAATTTCATACAAGAAAGAAAATGCAGATTTCTTGGAAAACAAAATCAAGGCTGAACGTGCAGAACAATTATTTGGAAGTAAATGGTATTCTTTAATTGAACAATCTACATCAAAAATCAAAGATAAATTCTTTGCCAAACCCCTGATTTATAAAAACAAGAACAAAAGAACTGAAAAAGGGGCGATAACATTAGGCTGGAAATTTGAGCTAATGAATAAATTAAGTGGAGAATTATCGGGTGAAATGCTGTTAAACAAAGAACAATATCTTGATGTCTATGCAGGGAATAATTTACCACCTGATAAGCGAAATTCATTTGTAAACGGTGAGAAAATCGATAATTCAGGCGTGGCAAATTATATTTTGATTGGTAATCAGTTTTCATCAGCTCAGGCTATTCTAGCTAAAATAGAACACGTTGAAGATTATGTCACTCATTGTCCAAAAATCTATTTTGCCTGCAAAGCATTGAATTACCGAACTTTTGCGAGTAAATATGATGGCGATAGACCGCTCGCAGTTCAAGTAAAATGGGGTCATCAAAATGGAAAATTAAGTCCAACTTTGACGTTTAATCAGCCTTTACAGATAAATGGCAAAGAAGTTAAAGAGCAATTGTTGACTTGTTTAAAAACATTAGAAATTGAAACAACAGATGATATTAATGAAAACAATGCAGAAATGTCTTGCGTTCATCAATGAAAGGAAAAAATGAAAGTTATTAGTTTATTTTGTGGATGTGGTGGCTTAGATTTAGGTTTTGAAAAAGCAGGTTTTGAAGTCCCAGTGGCGAATGAATATGATAAAACCATTTGGGCAACATTTAAGGCTAATCATCCTAAAACTCAATTGATTGAGGGCGATATTCGCAACATTAAAGAAGAAGATTTTCCAGACGAAATTGATGGAATAATCGGTGGGCCACCATGCCAGTCTTGGTCTGAAGCGGGAAGTCTGCGTGGTATTGATGATGCTCGCGGGCAACTTTTTTTTGACTATATCCGCATTTTAAAAAGTAAACAACCAAAGTTCTTTTTAGCTGAAAATGTCAGTGGAATGCTTGCTAATCGCCATTCGGAAGCAGTACAAAATTTGCTGAAAATGTTTGATGAGTGTGGCTATGACGTAACCTTGACTATGGTTAATGCGAAAGATTATGGCGTAGCACAAGAACGTAAGCGTGTATTTTACATTGGATTTAGAAAAGATCTAAAAATTGATTTTCAATTTCCAAAAGGTTCAACTATTGATGATGAAAAGAAAATTTCATTGAAAGATATTATTTGGGATTTAAAAGATAGTGCTGTTCCAGCATTAGAACGAAATCAGACGAATCCGCAAGCGGTCAATAATAACGAATATTTTACAGGTAGCTTTTCTCCAATTTTTATGAGTCGAAATCGAGTGAAAGCGTGGCATGAACAAGCTTTTACTGTTCAAGCATCGGGACGACAATGCCAATTACACCCACAAGCTCCGAAAATGGAAAAGCATGGAACAAACGATTACCGTTTTGTAGCGGGAAAAGAAAATTTATATCGTAGAATGACAATTCGTGAAGTCGCTCGAGTACAAGGTTTTCCTGATGATTTTAAATTTATTTACAAGAATACAAATGACGCCTACAAAATGATTGGTAATGCTGTGCCTGTAAATTTGGCGTATGAAATTGCAGTTGGAATTAAAAAGGCATTAGAAACGCTAAAAGAAAAGCCAATTGATTTGCCTCCTAATTTAGTGCAGTCTAAACCTAAGGTAGCTCATCAGCTTTCTATGTTCTAAAAATGTTGCTTGAAGAAATCTTACCAATAATCACGTGATTTTTAATATTAAAGGCAATCATTACCGCCTTGTCGTTAAGGTGCATTACGTCAATGGCATTGTAAAAATCGAATGGGTTGGCACATTGAATACGATTAAACAGCAATTTTAGGAATGGTTATGACACAAATTCTCTTATTTTTCCTTATTTATGCCCGACCCAGAGCACTCTTTTGATGAAGAACGCTTTTTAGTGCTCGGATTGAGTGAAAAAAATCGAACTTTAGTGGTTGTTCATTGTGTACGTGATCAAAATATTCGCATTATTTCAGCCAGACGAGCAACGTTACGAGAGACAAAACAATATCAGGAGCAAATACGATGAAAGAAGAATATGATTTCAGCCACGCGGTGCGTAATCCTTATGCCGCAAAACTTAAAGCGAAAAAGGTTATCACGATTCGCCTTGATGACGAGTCTGTCGATTATTTCAAATCACTCTCCGCCGAAATAGGGATTCCTTATCAAACGCTTATTAACTCTTACCTCAAAGATTGTGCGATCAACCATCGTAGACCCAACTTAAACTGGGCGTAAAATAACCCGAAGTATGAGAATGCTTCGGGTTATTTTTTCTCTTCCACCACATCAAAGGTCTCAATCCCTTGCGAGATAATCAACGCCCCCACCAAAATTCGCCCGTAAGCCAGTGGCATGGCTTGCCCTTGTGCGACCCGATTTTGTAGCCCGCTGAATGCCGTCGAAGATTTTTTCTCTTGCTCGTTGAAACTCCCCATACTCGGCGTTTTAGTCAGCATTTGTGCCACACCACCAAGCAGCATCGACGCCCCCATTCCGCCTAACATCATTGCCGTTTGTGAAGCGATAATCCCCCCCACAGGACCGAGTAACACTGCCGCACCAATCAAAGCAATACCCGCAATCACGCCAAATACGCCACCACGCTTCGCCCCTTTTAACACTGGAGTAAAATGCACCGTCATTCCCGCTCTCAAGCGGTAATGCAAGCCTTTTTCCAAGTATCGATTATCTAAATATTGCGAACCAATACGGACTTTATACATCCCTTGTTGCATCATATGACGCAGTCCTTCTAGTTGGCTCATCAAGGCTTTTAACACCTCTGCCACCGTTTGGCAATCTAGCTGAAAATCCGTGCCAAAACGCTTGAGTGAGCCGTAAAATTTAATCTTGATCATAGTGATGTCCTATAAAGTAGAAAGCGGAATGGAAAAATCCAACTGCTCGGCATTGTGGTGTCGCCAAATCGAGTGCGTATGTTTGAGCCAGTAGCCATCATATAAATCTCGCTTGCTAAGTCGTTTTGGGCTGTGGTGCAATACTTGCTGTTCGCCTAAGTAAATGCCTGCGTGATTCGGCACGTTCGCCCCTACCTGCATCAAAATCACATCGCCAATTTGCAAAGTTTCCTGAAAATCTAACCGCTTGAATCCCTGCCCTTCGAGATTATCTAAGTAAAGATTTTGCCCGTTGTGCCACCACTCATCGGGGCGATTGAACTCGTCCATATCTAAACCCGCTAAAAAGTAGAAATCTTTAAACAACGTGTAGCAATCGGTTTTGCCGTGCTCAAAGGTTCTGCCAACAAGCGGGGCAATTTTCGGGAAACGTTGCAATTTACCCTCACAGACTAAAAGCCAATCGCAATCGGTGTGGGCGAACATCTGACGGTCAGCAAGCGATAACACAGGTTCGCCATTCGGGTGTGAATGAACAATCGCCTCAATCCACCCCAATTTTTCCGCCTCGATTTGTTCTTCTGGAGCAATCTCAAAATAGTTTTCAGGATCTTGTGCTACATTGTGGCAAGGATAATAAAACCGTTCGCCCGCCATATGGTCTCGCAAAATAAAACCGCAACATTCGTGCGGTTCTGTGGATTTGGCGTAGTCAATAATTTGTTGTTCAATAGATTCTTTCATTTTATTTTCCCATTTTGGGAAATTATGTTATAATTTCACCAAATAAAGAGAGGATAACAAGATGCTTGTTGTGGGAATTGATAAACTCGTTGCTTTTAGCCAAAAACACGCCAATGCCGAAAAGGCATTGAAAACGTGGCTTAAAAGTGTGGAATTGTCTCAATGGAAAACACCGCAAGATATTAAAAATAGCTATCGCAGTGCGGATTTTCTTGCCGACAATCGAGTTATTTTCAACATTAAAGGCAATCATTATCGCCTTGTCGTTAAGGTGCGCTATGTCAATGGCATTGTCAAAATCGAATGGATTGGCACGCACGCAGAATATGACAAGCAACAATTTTAAGGAGGCGTTATGACACAAATTCGCTTAATTACCAACGAAGAAGATTATCAACAAGCCCTTACCCGCTTAGATACGCTAATGGATTTAGACCCACCTGAAGAAAGCGAAGCGGCACTAGAGCTTGAAGCCTTGGCGTTGTTGATTCAATCCTACGAAAAAAAATATTATGCATTCCCAACCGATGATGTGAGTGTGCTGGATATGATCCAGTTCAGAATGGAACAAAACAACTTAACCACCAAAGATATGACGGCTTATTTAGGCTCACCTTCTAAAGTCTCTGAGGTGTTAAGTGGCAAGCGTCCATTAAGCCTGACGATGATCAAGAAACTTTATCACGGCTTAGGTATCCCAGCACAGTTGTTGTTAGCCTAATTTATTCACCCCAATAAACCCACCATAATTGAGGGTGTTATGACGTAGCTGACAACCCCGCAAGCACCCTGAGCATTTGTCTTTTTTCGGGTCGGTGGTCGGTTGGTCTTTTTCATCTGCAACAGGTCTGCCCGTATAACCGCATTCTGTTGAGCGATACACCCACGGGCACGTGACTAAAATCGTTCGCTTGTTAATCACGGCATTATCGGTTTCCGTCGGCAACGCCAGCGTAAAGGTCGCCATATCTTGCGTGAGCGTGGTTAATTGCTCAATCAGGTAATAACTCACTCGCTCTTGCTGTGGATCGGCATTGCGATTACCCGCTTTAAAGTTTGCGGCATCTAAAAACTGGGCATACACTTGCCGTCTGCGGACAATCGCACCTAAGCATTGCTCGAAGTTGTTCGAGAGGGCGGTCACAAAGCCATCAAAATTGATGACCGTGAGCGTGGGTCGATTGCTTGCCCCCTGCCCTGACATTTCAAAGCCTTCTGCCTTGACCCCAAAGGGCGTATAGCCGTTACCTTGCCAAATAATCGGCTGGGTAAGTTCATTCGTGCCCGCATAAAAACGGAACAGCTCACCACGATTGCCGTCTTTGCCCGTAAGCTGTCGCATATCGACCTCAAACAAGTCAAGCAACGCCGTTTGTTCGAGCTTTGCCAGTTCAAGCTGAAATGTTGGAGTGATATTTGCGGTCATGAAACGACCTCCTCAAACTCGCCAGTCAATTGCCCATAGGCTTGCTGATAAATGACTTGATGCTCTTTACATCTGTATTTGCCTTGCTTGCCGAAAGGGGGCGTCCAGAGGAAGGTTTTATAACCGCCGTGGCGAGTGAGGAAATCATCAATCTGCTTGATCTTGGCAATATTGCCGCTAAAAGTCAGGCTAAATGTCGCTCGATTATGGTTCAACCCTTGCGGGCGAGATTGGGTATAGCCATCACCAAAATCAACTTCACTCAATTTCGGGCTTTGCTTTTTACTCGCTTGATAATCAGGACTAAAATTTAAGGTTTCCATCAATGCTCCATTTGCGTGTTGAGATAAATTAAATCCAATTGTTTAATCACATCAATTTCCCAACTGTCGAGCTTCATTTTATAGAGCCTGCCCCACGCCTCTATTTCCGTAAAAGTCAGCGGGTTCAAGCTCATTCCGCACTGCCTTGCCGTGGAAAGTTGTTGGAAATAACCCAATAAATAAGCCACCGCATCATTCGGTGGCTCATTGTCAAGCTCGACGGGCATTTCGCCTGTCTGCTCATACAGCGAGAGTAAATGTGCCCGCAAGGTCGCTTTACTCTCTTTGGGGTGTTTATCCAGCTCAAACTCTTTTTTTGCGTAACGCAGCAAATCGTCAATTAAGCCGTCAAGAACTTTCCCAAATCGTTGGAATGTTCCAGAATTTGGTCAATCATCCAATCGCATTCACTCAATACCATACGGGCATTTTCTTCGCTAAAGGCAAGCGGTTTACCTTCCCATTCTAAACCGTCCCAATTCTCTAAGCGGCTTAAGGCAAGCTCTAAGGTTTCTGTGCGTAATTCATCTAAGCCTTTTAATTGAGGCTTGCGACTTTTGGCATTTTCAATTTCACGCAACTGCTCTTTTTTCAGTTTTTTCTGCAAGTAAGCAAATGCCTTGTCTGATTTTGCCGACACCACACTGATTTTTACCCCCAATTCATCACTCGTTTCAGGATGAAGCAAGTTAAAGGTAAAGGTTTCTGCTAAAGCTGATTTTGATAAGTTTTTTAAGTCCATAAAATTTCCTTATGTTGCAAAAAAACGGTCAACATTGACCGCTTGTAAAGGTATTAAGCCAACGTATCTTGCACAATCATTGTCGTTGCAGTTTTTAAGCGGTCATCAATCGTGCTGGCTGCATCCCACACCCCTGGGAACGCATCAAAATTAAGGGTTTGCATTAAGTTTTTCGCCCCGTCATCGATTTCAGAGGACGTTACCTTAATTGCTGGTAAGATAATTGCCATATAATCGCTGTCGTTGCTTGTTTCGGCATCCATACGTAATGCCAAAGAAAGGTTAGTGCCAAGACGTACCGCATCAATCATCGCTTTGTTTTGCAGATACATGGTAAACGAACCACTGACGGCAACAGTGCCAATAAATACATCGGGGGCATAAGTCGCTCCTAGCACGGCTTCACTGGATGCATTCAAATCAATATCGAGCTTAAACGAGGTAATCAGTGCCATCTGTTGTTTATTCAGTTGAAGCGAACCTTTCACGCCCGCTAATTTACCTGATTGGGCGATATTCGGTGGACTCGTGAAATATTGCGTTGCACTTTCTTCACCACGTTGCCCTAAAAAGGTGACGGTAACAGAGGCAATACCATTCGGCTCCACTTCCAGTGATAATTTTGATACACGGCAACCGAGATATTGACGGGATAAGCCAATATCTTTAAACCAGTCTTCAATCGTGAAGCTATCCGTCGAATGTGCGGTTTGTGGTACAACTAAAATCTTGCCATTTTTCTCACCTTGCCCGTTTGCGGTTTTCTTGATAATCGGCGGTTTCGCTTCAGCACCGAAAGCCCCCCGTAAAGCCGCGGCAAATGCCCACGCCCATTGCCCTGCGGCAAGTTCACCTTTTACATCGCCTTCCACTTTTTCAAACCCGACAATCGAAGCCGCACGTTGCATATCGTCGCGAATTTCTGCCGATTGGAATGACTCAAAATTAACGTTAAGTGAAGTTTCAATGCGAGGCAATAATTTCGCCGTGTTTTTGGCAGGTTTCATGCCGAAGGTGGTTTCTTTAGACAGTGCCACCGAACGCTGTGTCCCTTGTGAATTTGCCATACAATTCCTCCATAATGAAAATTTTGGCAATAAAAAAACCGCTTGTAAGCCAAATTCTTACAAGCGGTTACTTTTAAAATTTTTATTTTATTTCTGTAATCTTTATATCTGCTGTTCGATTATGCTCATAAAAGCTACATTCTGCATTATATTTGCCTTCTACGCCAAATGCATTTTTTGCCGAAAATTCTAATTGAACAACAATATCCCCAGTAACACTAGGGCGAACTATTTTATTAAAAATACTTGAATCGACAGTTGCAGGGAAATTGGCTCTTTTTTTTACCATATCTAAGCAATAACGATAATATTCATATTGATCAATTTTCCCAAACTTTTCCTTAACAGATTGTACAGTTAATTTTGATTTTATATCATTCTCGCTAATATAAAAGCGTTCCTTATTTTTACAATCTACAAAAAATACAATTCTAGATTTCGGCTCGCTTTGGTTATCAGATAAACTAACATCTATAATCTCATCACATCGCTTAGATTGATAAGCAAGTTTCGCAGCATCATACGCTAAGGCGTTGATTTTATGAAAACCATCATCCCCCCATTTTTTATGAGCTTTAGGATAAGCCTTTTTCGTCATAGGTAAATACACCTTTTCAAAATCGCTTTGGGAAAGTGTTCTTTCTGTTTCATCCTTGTTTTGATTTTGGGATTTTCCTTCTCCATTAGAACTCGTTAGGCTTTTAATTACACCTATTACAAAAGGAAAAACAAAAAAAATCACAAATAGAATTTTAAAAGTTTTTTTCATTTTAGCCTCCAATTTTTCTAAAATTATACAATAGAAAGATTAAGACTTACATCAAATTATGCTCCTAATTCATAGGCAGTGAAAGAAATTGTGATCGGCAACGCAAGGCTATTGCCTGATAAAAAAAGCCCACCGATTTGCGGTGGGTGATGAATAATCAGCTGAATGTGGGATTCAACCACACTCAAGCCGTAGAAATGTTGGCGTAGCTGACTCGCTCTCTGCTCAATCGCTTTTGTGCCTTGCCCGTTGTCAAAAAATAAGGTGAGCTGTAAAAAGCCCGTTTCTGTCGCAAGCGGTTTATCGGAAATCGTACTGGTCTTTGCTGTATTGACCGTTAAATAGACCGCTTGATAAGGCAGTTTATGCTCTGTTTTCACCCCTTCCCAAGCGGTCGGAAAAGTATCCAATTTTGCTAAATGACTTTCTAAAATGCGTCGAATTTGCGGTTTCATTGCCTACCTCATAGATGTGAATGTTGAGCATAATACGCATTGATTTCATCCACGGAAATGCGAATCATCCCTTGAGGGGCTTGCACAGAATAACCACGTCGTATCTTCCCTGTTTTAGAAGGACTAGGATATAAGCCATATTCCAGCATCGGGGCATAAGGTTTGTCCGTCGCAATCACTATCGTATCGGACAACCGAGCCTGAGCAATGGCGATTTGACTGCCATCGTAATTGCTCGGTACAGCATTCAAAGCAACCGTCCACGAACGTCGCAACGCGCCACTATCAACAGGGGTTTTCTTCTGTACCTTGTTGAGGGTATCTAACGCAATTTTGCGAAAGCCTTGTGTTTGAGCCAATAATGCGGAATCCACAAAGCCATCAATGGTGGCACTAAATCTACCCATAACGTCTTCCTTGTGCTTGATAATAAATCGCTTGTTGTGCAGGACGAATCGGCTGCACCCGAATCACTTGCCACTTTTCGCCATTGACCGACACAATGTCGTTCACATCAGCTTTTTCAGTGAGTAACATCAACACATCGCCCACTTGAACATCGGCATGAGTGGTCTGACGGCTAAAATCATAGGCAAGCGTATCAAATAAACAGGATGCCGACACACTGCGTTTTAATTGGCTGACCTCGCCCGTTTCGGGGTTATATTTGCCCGTTTTTACTTGTGAAATCACACAAGGGCTGCCAAACTGGCGAATAAGCTTGGTCGATACTTGCTGTAAGTTTTGATAAAGTTGCATTAGCCACGCTCCAATTTCACCACGCCAAAGCTACTGCGATCTAACCAAGCGACTAACAGTTGTCGCACATAATCAAAGCGGTTACTGCTATCGGCAATCGTTGAACGGTTGTCATAATTGACCGATAAACTGCCGACTTTCACGCTGGTCATCTTCTGCTCTGCGTTTTGGTTGAGATTTTCTTGTAATGCCAGTTCACATACGGCATAGATAATAGCGGTAGGGATTTTTAACGATTCAAATCCTTTACGCGGAAATTGGCGTAGCTGCATTGGGTCGGCTTTTTCGCCCATAAAGCGATAATTCACATCTAAGAAATCTGACGCACTCACCAAGCGGCGAGCCTTTTCCTCTTCGTCTAACGCGGCCCACGCCGCTTTGCTCATTCGCAAATTGTGATACGCATTGGCTTCTTCTACGGAAAGATAAGCGGTCATTTTTGTTCCTTAATGTAACAATACTGAAAGAATATCAGGTAAGAAATAAGCCCCAAGTAATTCGCGTTACTTGGGGTTTCGCTTTTTATTACCGTTACTTGGTTTTCACCAACACGCCTGCAGTATCTTTCAATGAGGTAGCCGTTTTACGCCAGTTGGCTGATGCCCCTAATTTAGTATCATCAGGAGATTTACCGCCTGCGGTCATATCCCACTCATAACCGAGAATACCTAAGTTATAAGTCCATTCTGCTTGATAAACCGCTGCGATATTTTCACCGCCTAATTTTGGCTGCATTTCGCTGTTGAAGTCGTTGTTACCGCTCACCATCACCGCATTTTCTTGAAACCTAGCGTGTTATAAGCCGCACCAGTGCTATCCACTAATGCAGGGCTGTCTGTAACCACAAACAAGCGACCAAACGGATCACGCATCACACTCACGTTATCGTAAGTAAACAAGCGTTCTGCGTTGGTTAAGGCATTGTCGTACAAGGTGTGTAAGGTGGTTGAATGCACAATCCACGCTTTTAATGCACTAGAGCGGTCGCCAAATAATGCGGCGGCTTTGTTAAGCGTGCGGAAATTCGGGGCATTTTTCTTGTCGTCTAACACGACTGCTGTTTGTCCGCCAATCGCAGCAACCGCCCCTAAAATTGCGGTGTTTAACATATCTGCCAAGCGTGCTTTCGCTAATTGTTGCCCGATTTCTACCGCAGCAAGCTCAGGGTTTTGCAATACCCAGCGATATTGTTGCGGTTCGTACTCAATCGGGTGCGTACCTGCAGCCACTTTTACTGCGACATTGAGTAATTGCTCTAGGCGTTTCGCTTGCACCGTACCACTGCCATACGCATTACGACGACGCACTAAGCCTTGAATCGCTTTAAAGCTCGCACGAATGTCAAAATCACCTTGTGTTGGGGCGTTTTGCAAGGTAATCACGCCACCTGAGGCTTGATTGAATTTTTCAATATCTTGATCGACGGTTTCTGTTAACGCTAAATGCGTTTGTTTGTTGAAGACTTGTAAGTCAAAAGCCATAATAAGCTCCTATGTTATGGTGCGATTGCACCGTAAATAAAAAAGGTGCAATCTCTTGCACCCGATTATGAATGTTGTTGCATATACGCAATTTTTTCTGCGTCAGTTTTACATTCGGCAAGGGATTTCGGGGCATTGCCACCGCCTGTTCCTGTGCCTGCACCTGAACCTGATGTGCCTGATGGTTTTAAAATCGCATCTTTATTTGGATACGCCCCGACTAACGCCTCTAATGCTTCCTCAAAATCGGCTTTTTCACCTGGGCGTGAACGGCTGTAAATTTCATTGCCATCGGCGAACTTCGCCACCACTTTACCTTCATCTGAAATACTGAAATGCTTACCAAAGAAGGCTTGCACCACATCAGAAGGTAAATTTAAATGTTCTGCTGCATATTTAGAACGAGCAAACGAACCACCAATGAGTTCCGCGTGCAATTGCGATTGCAGTTTTTCAGCGTGAGATTTGGATTCTGCCAATTGTTCATCAAAAGTTTTACGCATTTCTGCTTTGACCTTCTCCACTTCGCCCGCATCAATCAGCTTCTTATCATCGAGATTTTTCACCGTTTCCAAGGCTTTGATAGCGGCTTTCGGATCGGCAATCCCTTCAAACGCTTTCAATTTGGCTTCCACCGCCTCTTTTGCCTCGCGATGTTGTTTGGCTTCGCTGTTTAATTCTGCGATTTTGACGGTTGCCTTGTTCGCATCAAAGGGAATTTCCTTTCCGTCTGCGTGAACATACACAGGCATTCCGTCTTTCACTACCACATTGTTGTTTTCATCAAGTTTAAGTTTCATTGTCATAATGGATTTCCTTCCAGTTTAGTGAGAGTTGCCTTTTCCAAGGCGTAAAAAAAACCGCCTACATTGCTGTAAGCGGTTAAATTTTTCAGTTTGTTTACAATGCCAAGCTAATTAAATTCGTTGCGACTGTTTTGATAACGTCAAATGACAAATCAAGGCTTTTACTTTGCACAGTTGTTTTCACTTTTTGCCATAAAGTATCGTTACGGATTTTATCGAGAAATTCGTGCCCTTGCCAGGTCAGCCCCGTGACATAAAAATCAAACTGCCCAATTGAAGAGCTATCCATTCCTTCGATTAAGCCTGCTTGATGCAGTAATTTAAAATGGTAAGCGACAGTTGCACGATCAACGCCTTGAATCTGATCGGACATCAAAAAATCTTCAGGAACAGCCTTTTCTTCCAGTTTAAGCAGAATGCGACGGATTAAATCCCAGTTGCGTTTCATTTGATTGCCTAACTACGCTTAATAGCTTCAATCGCTTCTTCCACCGTTAAATTGTAATTATCAGTTACTCTGCGATAAAAATGGATAGCGTTCGGATTTTTTCGAAGTGCTTTTATTTTTTCAGCTTTTTCTTCTTCCGTTGGTTTGTGATTTTTGAGTTCTTCTTGAAACTCATCACATTCTTTAAGTACTTTTTTTGTATGCAACACCCATTCCTCAAAAGGCATTCCATCTTCTTCGGCTAATTTTTTTTGCTCCTCTAAAGGTAAATCAAGCACTGATGTCATTTTTCCTCCAGTGTTATTTTTTAGGGTTTAAATTATTTATTTCCTTATCTGTTAAACCAATATTCTGCCAAATAGCCCGATAATCATCATTCACAGCTAATTTAACCGCTTCTTTCAATTCATCAATATTTCTAGGGTAGAAGTCAGGGTATTCATCGTCATCAGATAATGGAAAATCTTCACAACAACGCCATATTGCCCAATGAGTTAAACCACTTAATCCATTTAATATTGCTAATTTATTCCAAGTCCAAGCAACTAATAGAACAAAGTAATCTACACTTATTTTTCCTTCTGAAAAATCAAGGCAATGCTTTTTAAAATCTAATTTCGATTGCGTTGCTTTTAAATGGGATAAAGTGTCACTTGCTTTATCCCATTCTTGTCTAGCAAATTCTTCATTCATCATTGTAAATACCCATTTTCTAAATAGTTAGATAATTGGAATCTATTTTCATCAGGATCATCTTTTGGAATAAATGCTGTAATAAATTGATTGTCATTACCTATAACCACAGCCATTCCAGTTCGTTTATTATAAAACACTCTAGATCCATCTTCCCTATATTTGCCAAACTCAACTGTTTCAGCATCATTTAAATGCTCAATAATTGAGATTTGATATTGTTTCAACATTTTAGGATTTTTCTTACTATTGTCAAAACCAAAATCCTCAATATGCTTAAATTTTCTATCTAATTGTTTTTTAGTAAATTTAGTTCCTTTCAATGCTAATGTATCCACGTCTAAGCGAATATAATTTGGATCTGTTTTTTCTCTTAGTTGCTCAACAGTTAAAGGTCGTCCTGATTGATCTAGCATATCCGAAAAAGTGATTTTGCCACCTCTCCACATATTTACTTTATCTTTACCTAAAACCTCTTGCTGTTCGTCAAAAGTTTTCTCTCTCAACCACGATTCATAATTGATTCGCTCATCGACCTGCCCATTCATTGAAGCACGGGTGCTGGTGGGCATTTCTTGCATTCCTTGCACGCCTAATTCTTCCCAGCTTTTGGTCACAAGCTGAAGAATGCTACGACAACGTGGGTGCAACGGTGGGCGTTTGTAGGGAATCTTATGCCCGATTGGCTTTTTGTCTAAATCCCATCGCTTGCCATCACGCACTTGGCAAACGGTAGAAGTTCGCATATCAAGGGTGGAAAGATGCTCTTCGCCTTGCAGAATATCAAGATTGGCATCACGCAAAGCTTCGTGAGCCGTATCAGCCACTTTTGCCACAGCAGTAATGACTAAAGTATCTGCTGTGCGACGGCTAACGCTCATTAACTCACGCACTTCGGTAGCAAGTTGTCCGTTTTGTTTGCCTTCTGCTACACCAGAGCGGATAATCCCCTCAAATTTAAAGGCTAAATCGGCACGCTGTTTATTCCACCACGCTTCTAACGGTTGCCCTTCAATCACGGCAACGTTTTTAATCGCTTTAATCCGTTCTTTTGGTACATCATTAAACAAATCAAAGCCGATTTCATCATTATAAAGCTGGCTGATTTTGGCTGCTTCAAGCAATAAAAAACCGCTTAACTCATATTGAGTGTAAGCGGTCGTTTCTTGATACGTTTTTGCAATTTCCGTTTGCAGTTCGGTGAGCAGTTTATCCAGTTTTTTAGCGGGCAAGGCTTCGACACCGATAGCACTGATGCGGTTAATCAGCAATTTTTGCAGTGCATTTAACCGCTTGTACACCTGCTGGCGTAAATGGGCATCATAGCGAAAATGCAAGATTTTACGGTCAGTTAAAGCGTGGGCAATGCGTTGTCTAAGTGTTTGTTTCTGATGTTTCTTCGAGGTCAAAATGCATTCCCTCCGACTGCAGGCGTTCTTGCTCTGTCTCCCATTCTAAGCCGTCTGCTAATAAGCCACGGCGTTTGGCTTCGTCAAAGGTGGATTGATTCGAAATCACGCCCGCATTACGCAACTGAATCACGCTTGCCATTGAAGCAGCAGGGTCAAGATCGTTTTCAATGTTGCCTGAAATCTGCACGTTACCCACTTGCTCTTTGGCAATGCCAAGCCAATGCCCTGTATATTCCAAGGCTAAATCAATCGCATCTTCAAAACGATTAGCAAGCAATCGCAATTGGGAAATTTCCTTGCCCGCTTCATCACGGGCTTGGCTGTCAGTCATTGCTAAGGCGGTTTTGGTCAGCAACTTCGCCCCTGCGGTTTTCATTTGCTCTTCTAAATCTTTCAGGCTTTCCACACCTGAAGCAATAGCTTGTCCAGAGTGTTCGACAAATTGCATTGAGCTACCCGTTGGAAGATGAACCGCACTGCCACCAATAGCAAGCTGTTTCACTTCATCATTAGAATAAATCGCTAACAATGGCACGCGAGCAATGTTAGTGATGTTGTCCTGATCGGATTGGCTTTGCCAGTGTTTTACATTCAAATACGCCAATTCCATTAAAGGCGGCTCAATGGCATGGGTAAGTTCGTTACGCTTGGTGATAAACGGCACAACAGGCACAAAATCAAGCGGTCGATTTTGTGCCGTCAGTTGCAATTCCGATTCAAAACGAAATTCACCTTCCGCCTCGCTAAATTTCCGCACTTTGCCGATTTCATACACATAAACGTGCTTCACGGTTTTCACACCAAATTCACCATCCTCAACCTGTTCATTGACAACATAGCGAAATTGAGTAATTGCTTGTTTACCATTGACTCGTGCGGTTTTAATGCCTAACACTTGATGCGGTTTAATATGCACCCAATAAGGACGGGCATTTAAGGCTTTCTCTTCCGCACGGCTTTTCACCGCTTCAACACGCGTGAAATCAATCAAAGCAAAAGAGCAACCATATGCCAAGGCGGAATAAAACCAGCGGGAGGCAAACACATCAAGGTTATTGCCGACTAAATCCACATCATCAAAAAGGGCTTGTACTGTTTCTGTTACATCGGCAACGTCAATCGGGTTGAAGAATACGCGACCTGTCATTTGCGAAAGGGTTTCCGACAAGGCAGGATAAAGGGTTGAACGCTCAAGGCGTTTGCGGTAACTATCGGGCTCTTCCATTTCCATTTGGAAAAGGTAGGTTTGTGCGGCTTTTCGCATTGTTGCCGTGCCACCGAGTAAATCATCAATGATTTTAGTTTTCTTGGTTAACTCCACCATTTCAGCGGTGGGAAGATGAACTGACATAGTGAATCCTTAATAGAGTTTGAGAGCGGTTTGTTTGAGCACATCGCGTCTAATTGGGGCAAAGCACATCACGAGTGCATCCGCTTTATTCGGCGAGGGAATGCCACGCTTACGCATATCTTTCTTACTTTCTACCCGCACTTTGCCGTTATTATCGTAATCTACGCGAGGGCGAGAGAGTTCTGCTTTTAAATAGTCCAAATCAGGTATATCGCTACTGAGTGAAATCATTTCATCAACGGGATAAACATCGCCATATTTGATCGCACGATAGGTCTTATAAAAACGGTCTCGTAATTGCCACCACGCTTGAGCTTTAATATTGGCGAACATATCACCGTTTTTCTTGCCTTGTGTGTAAAAGGAATCAGGATTAAACACTGCAGCACCTGCATTAAAGCCGATACAGTTGATTTGATTCGTCTCAATTTCTCGGTATTTTGCTTTCACACCTGCCCCCACACCGATAGAGTCGAAAACGATCTCATCTGCTTGCCATTCCACTGCTTTTGAATGGGTGCGTAATGCTGATTTAATCACATCTTCGCCCCGCCACTCCTCTAAACCAAGCACCACAGAACCGTGTGCAAAACAGATAGCATTCGCATCAGCCCCATCATCGGCAACGTCAAAGCCCACAATTTTTCGACCGCTTGCAGCGAAATTTAACCGCTTGTGAGCATCCACCGCAGATTCAATCCAAATCGGCTTAATAATTGCCAAATCAGAATCAGCGACAGGTTCGCCCTCGTAAACGTGACGATAAAGCTCATAATCACGCTCACGCATTTGTTCCAAATCTTCTAACAGCTCTTTAGGAAAATAGGGGTTATCTTGCCAATTCACTAAGACCGATTTACACCGTTCAGGCGGATGAATCACAAAACGCTGATAGGTATCATCAAGAATATTCTTCGGGTTGAAACTCACAATAATTTGCGAGCCATCTTCACGAATAGTCGGAATCAACACATCCCAGCTTTCTTTTGAAACATTCTCGCCTTCTTCTACCCAAACCACATCAATACCCGTCATTGACTTGATTGAAGTGATGTTGGTTTTCAGCCCCGCAAAGGTAAAACGTGAACCGTTTTGCCCGATAATTTGCGTTTTCTGTACATCAAAAAAGGCTTGCAAGCCAAGCATTTCAATCTGATCTGCCAACATCTGAATCACAGAATCAGAAATCGATTTCTGAATTTCACGACAACACAACACCCGAATCGGTTGAGTATAAGCACGTAGCACTAACGCACGAGCAATACTGAAACTTTTCCCAGAACCACGTCCGCCATAGAAAATAATAAAACGCCAAATAGATTCAAAAAGCGGTCGGAATTTCGTAGGAAATTTAAGGTTCTTCTGGTTCATCGCTAAAACTAATGTTAATGACTGCAGGTAACGCATTACCGCCTGAGGTCACATCGACTCTATCTTTAAACATACCAAGATGTTTGCCGAGTAACTCAAGGGCTTTGTTTGCACCTGTCGGTTCAAAAACAAAACATTCGGTATTAACGCTTTGTGCCGTTCCTTCTTGAGCATTTTTTACCACGGTGGTAATGGTAAGCGGCTTTCTTCCCATACAAATATCACGATACTCTTGCAAGTCCGCAATGATGTTATCTACGGTAAGATTATGGCGTTGTCTGTGCTCTTGTTGCAGTTCTTCAATACGGTCCGTGATCGGACCGTTCTTTAATAATTCTTTTGCTTTTGTATTGATGGTGCTCGTTTGCATTTTTGAGCAATCATAACTCTGCCGATACGCTTCACTCGCATTCCCCAGCTCAATATAAAGCTGACAAAATTTTTCTTGTTTAGGCATTAATCCACGTCCAGACGTGGATTTTCCTTTCACGTCTGACATAGAAAATCCTTAAAACAACTTGTAAAAACTTATAAATCTTATAAAATGCTCTTCATAAACAATTGGTCTTATTACTATGAAAGAACTCATCTACCAACCGAAAGCATTAAAGCAATTAAGAAAAATCCCGAGCAAAGCCCACATTATTGAGAAATGCGAAATGCTCAAAAATTTTCCTGATTGCACTAACATTAAGGCATTAACAAACCATACTTATGAATATCGTTATCGAGTTGGCGATTACCGAATTTTCTTTAATATCGTAGGTAATACAATGAACATTGTTTCTATTGAAGAGGTTAAAAAAAGAGATGAACGCACTTACTAATATCCAATATATCAATAATGAGCAGGGCGTACCTGCTTTTGCTGTACTCCCTATTGCTACCCTTAATTGGCTGAAACAAAAAGCCAACTTTGCCGAACCGCTTGAGACAGGTATTCCAGAAGCGGTTGCTAAATTGGCTTTATTGAATGATTACTCTGCCCTTCGAGCGTGGCGTGAACACTTAGGTTTAACCCAAGCGGAAGTTGCAAGCCGTTTAGGCATTTCTCAAGCTGCCTATTCACAGCACGAAAATTCACAGACATTGCGGAAAACAACTCGCATAAAAATGGCAAATGCTCTTGGCATCAATCCAAGTCAATTAGATTTCTAAACAAAAGCCCTTATTGGGCTTTTTTTCGGTCGAGCTTAAACTCACGAGAACGCCAAGAAATCGGGTATGTACACTCTCCGACTCTCTCCTACGATAGTGTCTAGCACTAGCCCCGTCTTCAATTTTTCTTATTTTTTTCTACATATTACGAATATTATCCACCTGGGTCGCACACAAATCCCGCTCGCTCATTACTACAACTAGGTAATCTATTGCATCTCCGTAAGTCTCGCCTGTAAACATTGTTTGCGGACAAGGCGTGAGATAAGCTTGCGGTGGTGTGAGGTAAACGGTCTTAATGCGTGGACTGCTTCAGCTGCTCAATAGCAGTACGAGGCATAGGCACACGAGCACACGGCTCTTTAACCAAAATCGTTTTAATGCTTTCACGTTTTACCTCTGCTTGTTTGCGTAACTCAATTGTAATCGCTTGCTGATGTCTGACCGCTTCAATCTCTTGCTCAAGCTGAATGGTGAGATTGGCATTCGCTTGTTCTTGCTCAACAATCGTTTGGGCTTGTGTGAGGTTTTCGGCTCTTAAGTGTAATACCGTCTGATGCTGACCCCATAACCAAACACACAATCCCAAAATTACTGCGGTTAATGCGACGCTAAATCGACTAAACATAATGCTTTCTCTTTCTCACGTCGTGCAGCTAAACCAGGTAGCTTACGCCCGCCAGCATAGACCCAACGAGGAAATTCATTACACGCTTGCTTGTAATTGCCTGTTTGTAAATGCTTAAACATCGTGGACCTACTTACTGCACCGCAACCTACATTAAAGGTAATCGACACTGCAGCATCAAATACCGATTGTGGCAGCTGTTTACCATTACCATATTTATTTACACATTGCTCGGCAATCACAATATCGTTCTTCCAACGTTCGGCAATTTCCAAATCAGAATATCTGTGTTTTGGATCGATTTTTTCACCGCTTGCTGCTGTTGAACCAATCCCCACCGTAAGTACATCCGCTGGGCATTGATACGGGTCTCGTCTACACCCTTCCGCATCACCAATAATTTCCAAACCTTGCTTAGAGGTGCGAATTTCACCACCAAAATTGGCAAACAATAACGTAATAATCGCCCCCACAGAACAGACACCCGTGCCGAATCCTAAAGCGGTTCTTGTTTTAGATAACTTCATCATCTAATCCCTTCTTCAATCTAGCCATTCTAACTTGATGCAATTCTTCTTTTCGCTCATTTTCACGCTTGAGCATTCGTCCTTCTATGCACTTAGAATACGCATTCACTACCGCTGTGATAATACCAATTGTGATACTGAGCAACATCAGGTTATTCTGATCGCCCAACCACGCAAGCAGTCCAGAAAAAACCGACCAAAGATAACTTTGATTTCCTGGGTCTTTAAACATTGATTTCATACTCCACCCCGTTTCGAGGCATAAAAAAGCCCCGACTGGAAAACCAATCAGGGCTGTAAAATTCTTCTGCGGAATTAGCTATGCTTGTAACCGCAACTTACCATAAGTGATATAGTTTTACCGTGCGGTAATCAAGACTTTTTACACAAAAATTTTGATTTCTGCACCAATCAACGCACCTTCAACAAAATATTCAGCCAAAGCTAATTGCCCATCATAAGTACGACTAGACATTCCTGTTCGTTTCACTGCCTGCTGATAGTCCAACCCACAAACATAACGACTGAAAAGAATGTCAAAATGCTGTTCATTTTTCTCTTTCAGTTTCCGCACCTGCTTATCTACCTTCTCCAACGTCTCATCATCTAACCGCATCAAATATCTACGCTGAGTTCGCATCTCAGGACTCTCACGCATAAACGACTGCATTGTCGGATACCCCCTGCAATCCGTAAATCGAACATAGCCACCCCACAACATCAATACACGCTTTACATCAATCTGCATCTATACTTCCTCAATCGTTACCACAACACCCGCATTTTCCTTACTCACGCCCACCGCTTTCATCGCGATGCTTAGTACTTTCTGCCAGCAGTCATCTTCAATAATCTTCGCCTTCGACAAACTGTCTAACAGCACTTTCCACAAATTATCGAGATCTCTTGCCCGATTATCGGGCATCGTAACGTCTACAGAAATTCCGACCGCTTGCGTACGGAATACGCCTTCTGCGTGAAACAGCCGCAACTGCTCACGGTCATATTTCGTTTTAGTTCGCCCATCTACTGCATCGTGGCAAGCAGAACACGCCCACGCCCCGAAAATATCATCAGGCTTCATACCCATACCGTTTAATCCGCCCATACGATAATGAGCCAGTACTACCGTTTCAGGATTACCATTACACACTCCCACGATACGGACTTGGCATTCACGCCCTTTAGCTTCTTTTCTTAAATTTGTCACTTTTACCTCCTGCATAGTTGCATTGTGCAATCGTTTAATATAAGATGTTGTTATCCATAACCACAATGAAAAACTATGATTAACCTAACCGCCTCGCACTTTCGTGATGATTATCTCTACCGCTTTTACCAATTTGGCGAAAGCCACAGTAAAATTCCTGCGAACCTAACCAATGTGCTTGCTCGCAAATTGGATATGATCAACGCAGCCGAAAACATCAACGATTTACGAATGCCACCAGCTAACCACCTTGAACTACTCGAACCGAAAGAGAATAAAATCTATTCCATTCGAGTGAATAAACAGTACCGCCTGATTTTCAAATTTGAAAACGGCACACTGTCCGATTTATTTTTAGATCCTCATACATACGCACTATAAGGACGAACAATGAACATTACAGAACGCAAACCAACCAGTGTAGGCGAAATCCTACTAGAAGAATTTTTAGAACCACTTAACTTAAAAGTAGGCGATTTAGCTCAAATTTTGGATGTACACCGTAACACCGCCAGCAGCCTAATCAATAATAACACTCGCATTAGCTTAGAAATGGCGGTTAAACTCTCAAAAGCATTCAGTACCAGCCCTGAATTTTGGCTGAACCTACAAACTGCTGTGGATTTATGGGAACTCAACCACAACAAACGCTTTCAGCAAACATTAGCGAACGTGCGAGTAGCGAATCAATGGCAAGCAATGCCAGTTTTTGCAATGTAAATCCCCCTACGCTTGACAAGCTCCTCATTCAAGCGTAGGATGTTTCTTACAGGGTCTCAAAAGCTCTTATAACGAACGGTAATTCACCCCGTCAGCGTGATTTTTTTGTGCCTGCAATTTAGTGGACTAAGCCTTACTATTACTTAGCTCATTACAGGCGGTCAAAAAGTACAAATTATTTTCAATGGTCGAGAGTGCGAGGAATACAACACCGCAAGGGAATAACTCCGCTCGATTCGTTACGAGTTTTGAGCTCTCGACCGCCCAATTATTGGGACTTCCCTCAAAAGGAATAACGACATGACAACTCAAAATCAACTTTCAACCTTCAATTTCCACAATTCTCCCGTTCGTACAATCACAGATCCAAAAGGCGAAATCTGGTTTTGCGGCACAGATGTTTGCAACATTCTCGGTTATCAAAACTCAAGAAAAGCATTGCAAGATCACTGTAAAGAAGCTGGTGTAACGAAACGTTACACCCCTACCACAAGCGGAAATCAAGAAATCACATTCATCAACGAACCGAACCTTTACCGCCTGATCATCAAATCTCGCAAACCTGAAGCAGAACGATTTGAAGCGTGGGTCTTTGAAGAAGTCCTCCCACAAATTCGCAAAACAGGCAGTTATTCGCAAAACACACACGAAATCAGACCGCTTGAAATCACGCTCAAAGTACAAATGCTTGATAACCTCTACTATATGGCAAAAAACGCAAGCGAACTTTGCCACCAATACCGCAAAATGATGAACGACATCATCAACACATTAAACATCGAATACTTCCGACCATCGAAACCTGATTACAAATATCAGTTGGTTTCAGAGATGCAATTCGCCCTTGATGATGTAGAAGTTATCCTAAAAACGCATACACGAGAGCAAACCGCAAAAAACATTGAGCTCGCCAGACTACGCCGCTCATTCTAACCACACCGCCCTACGGGGCGGTTTGCCTTTCTTTATGCTTGCAAGGCTCAAGCCCTCTCTTGTTTGCTACAACCTCGAGGAATATAATGTTTTCGCTACAACCAAAACAAAGAGGAAAACATTATGAAAAACTATCTCATCAGCTACGATTCTGCATTCCCCAAATAGAAACTACTCTCCCCTTATAGAAAAAATCCAAACTGCACCTTACTGGGCAAAAGTCAATGAATCTGCTTGGTTTGTGAAATCGTCTCTGACAACAGTTGAACTCAAAAACATTCTTGAACAAACCATAGATGTCGATGATGTTCTTTTCGTAGCAGAAATGAATAGCTGTGCGTGGACAAAATCACTCAAGCAAGAAGTTCAAGAACATATTTTTAACTGCTGGAACTTATAGCGCTCCCTTGACTATCTACACCACAAATACCGCTAACAACACAAGAATTGTGTTTGTTCACACGCTCTATCGCATTGATTAAGCGACAAACTAAATTTTCAGGATCGGTATTTCCATTCTCAACCGCTTTTAAAATAGCCTGTTTAATGTCGTTTTTATCCGTCTCAGACAGACTTTTGTTTTGTTCACACATATTCATCATCTCAATAAAAAAACGCATACAAGCGGTCTAAAATCCGCTCATCATTGCAACCTTTAAAAATATTTTGCATTGCCGCATTGATTAACGCTGAATAACACCGCTCAAATTCGTCTTGTTCCATATTGCCGTAAGAGAGTGATTGAGCTTCCACCCGCATTCGCCCATCAATCGTATAACTCGCCACCTTGTAGCCCGCTAGCACCGTCAGATTTTTGCGGAAGGTGTCGAATTGAGTACGTTCATCAAAATATCGCCATTTGGTTTTATCCGCTGCCCAATGGTCAAAACAGAACTTGAAGAAAGCGAATACCTTACGATGAAAAGCAGGATTGCGAACCTGTTTAATCTCCACTTGGTACTGCTCGCCCGTCTTGAACTTCATCAAGGCTTCGGCTTGCATATCGTCGAGTGGGGCAAGCATACCGCCTGCCATTTTGAGCATTTCAAGTTGCATAACCTCTTGCCTTAATTCAAAAACTCACAGCTAAAATAGTTCGCTTGCTTGCCATCAAGTGGACAACCCGCTAAATGACGCACCGCAAATTGCTTCCCGAAAATACCTTTTACAATTTTGGTACTTTTTTCCAAATCAGCCTTACCATCAATGGAAACAGATACCGTTAAATTAGAACCCATCCAGCTGCAAACAAAACTTTCATACTGCTTGCCATTTCGGTAGGCATAAACCATGACCCCTTCTGATTTTGGGTGAATAACCACGCCCGCTTTCTGTAATAATTGCTTTACTAGCTCAATGTTGCTGTTATTACTCATACCCACCTACCTTCTTCACAAAATCCAAACTTACCGACCGCTGCACAAAATCTTCCATTGTTGGATCGAACACCACAATCATCTGTCCTTTACTGTTGCCTTTGATTTCCTTGCCTGTAACAGGGTTAATAAACGCTATGCGACCACCCATAAGATCAATCACCTCATTTGCCACACCGTGAACGCATTGCTGATACCACTGCGTAGATTTGTCGTTGTTAAGTAACATCACCACTAAATGCCCTGCATCACGCAAGCGTTTTGCCTGCTGCAAAAATGGCTTAACGTCGGAGTAAGGGGAATTGACGAAAATGCTATGTGAACCGCTACCCCAATCACTTAAAAACTCTGGTAAACCATCGGCTAGAAAATCCGTTGCAACGTTCAAATAATCCCGATCTCCGCCAGATTTCGCACCAGTCCAATGCCCGAATTTTTTATTTTGCAAAGTCGCACAGCCGTCCATATTGCAATGCCAACGTTTACCCACCCACTGGGTTAAGTATTGAGGCGTTTCCCAAGTATCGCGGTCAAATTCTTGTTCTTTAGCCATTCCAACCTTCCTGTTTCATACTTCTCCGCTTTCTCAATTCCGCTTCCACCAATGGATGAGCGGGGATATATTCTTTCGGCTTCTCAATCGCCTTTGCACGCTCTGGGATGTTTTCGCCCGCTTGTATGCGTTTTGCCATCTTGAGTAAAGCCTGTTCTGCTTGACTCCGCAACGTGCTTTCTTGCCACAAATACCGCCGTTCTCGACGATACAAATCGGTAATCAGCCAGTATTCCGCATCGTTTTTGAACGTGAATTTGTCAGCTTCCTCCAGTCCATAGGCGGCAAAGTGATTTAACCGCTTGAGCAGTTTTTCAAGCGTTGGTAAACCTAACTGAGTGTAATCAACCACCTTGCACCAACCGATAAATTTCCCCACGCTCGGTACAAAATCATCTTCCTTCGCTCGCAAGGCTTTCATACCCTGTTTAACTTACTCAACGGTTGTAATCCCGTTTTCTGCAAAGCCTAAAATCCATTGTTGCTTAGCCGTTGCCACTTGCTCAGCGGTGTAATACGACAATCTCGGACAACTCGCCAGCAATTGCTCAAACACACGATTTACCAAGCGTTCAGCCGTCTCGTTCACAAGCGGTCGATTTTGTGTAATAGTTTGCAACTGGCTCATAGCACGTTCTCCCACGCCTCAACGGTATTCCATTCCATGCTTAGGTTATCCCCACGAGGTTTAGCTTGGCGGTTGCGTTGCAATACCAGCACATCCCATTTTTCCCGCAACTTGCGAGGGCTGAGAATGTTTGCTTGCCAGAAACGGTCTTGATTTGCCCACTCGAACAACTCAATGATTTCAGGATGGCTCTTGCCGTCTCGCTCTCCTAGCAGTCGGATATCATTCGCCCATGCTTCAAAATTCGGTTGCTTGTGATTCGGGTTGAGTTTTTGAATGCGAGCAAACATCTCTTTCGCCATCGCCAAATCCATTTCAGTAAAACTGAATTTTTTGGCAGGTGAAGTTGCAGGCGTTTTCGTCTGCAACGATAAATCAATATGGTTAATTGACTGGTTAATAGAGTGATTGGTTATGGGTGAAATATTTTCACTAGGGGTGTAAGCTCGCAAAAATTTTTGCATAGTTTCGCAAATTATTTTGCATAGATAATCTCCAAAACCCTATGCAAAATAAAATGCAAAAACCCTCTTTAAATTGGCTTTAAAGAGGGTTTAAATTTAGAACTTATAAATCATATTATCTTCATAAATCCCATCTTTGGAAGCAGATGCTTTAACCACAATTCGCTCATATCCCTCAAACTCCGGCCAATTATCTGTCTTGCTCTCCTGCATATAATCCAGATAGCGAATAAACTCACTTTTCGTACTGCTGAAGAAGATATAAGGCGGTTTGGTGAGATTGATAAGTCGCAAGAAATCAATCAAATCAAAATAAGTCGCTTGTTTGTAGCTCTCTTGGCGAGTGCATAAATAAGGCGTATCAAGCAATAAAAGCACCTTTTCTTGGCTTTGATAACGAGGAATGAGCTTGTGGAAGGACTCGCTGACAATCTCAATGCCATCTAAATAAGCCTCAGCCGAAGGATAATCACTTTGGCGAACACAGTTCCAGAAATCTTTAGCAAATAACGCCTCAAAACTACCAACTTGCTGACCTGAAAATAGCAACCAAGAAGCCAAGCAATTTAGGTCTTTATAACCTTGAAAATTATTGATTTTACTGATAATTTTCGCTTTAATTTCTTTGCTTAATCGTCCGTTTTTTGGTATAATACCATGTAAGTAATTAAAGATAATTTGGCGTAATTGATTGGTGTCGTCAATGTGTTTTAATCACTCTGTGTAGCCATCAAAATCGTTATAAATTACGGTTGGCTTGAGCTGTTTTGCTGTATGGCTTAATAGGCGTTTTTTAGTATTCGAGAAAAAGCGGCTCAGCACTACCCTGAACTTGCAGATGAAATAAACAACTTGCAACTACGAGATTTAAGGGCAAAAGCTGCAACCGATCTTTCTCTCTTCGCAAGTAACGAGCAGGCTCAAAAAACGCTCGGTCACACTTCTCAACAAATGACTAAACATTACATTCGAAAAGAAAAAACACTCAAACCGTTAGATGAAATAATATCCACAAAAATAGAATAATTATGCAATTTAACCTCAAAAATCATTTACGAAACTATTTTGTAAGTTATTGATTTTTCTACTACAAAAACCACTAAAATACGTTATAGTTTCGGAAACGAAAACAGCGTTTAATCATTGGTATTGCTAGAAAGTGATTTTTTAAACCCCAAAGAAAACCTTTCTAGCTCCATCCACACATCATCACTAAATTCTTGCTTCACTGCTTTTTCAAGCTGAGCTAAGTCTTGAATCAGTCTATATAATTTTGCGTAGGTAAATCGCTGGCAGGCTTGAATATAAAAAGCTCGGCGGTTTTGCCAGATTTTCAAGCGGTCAAATTCGGTGCGTAGATTACCTGTAAATAATGGTTGATTAGGCATCACAGGCGTGGGAGAACGTGTAATTTCTAACAGGATAAACAGCTCTTTTTGAATAATACGCAACAATACGACAGGCTGTACTTCTTCATTTTGTAGATGTTGTAGAATGTGAACCGCACGGCTTGTTTTACCTTCAAGTAAAGCATCAATCCATTGAAATGGGGTAAATTGAGCAGAAAGTTCCACTACTTCTTTCGCTCGGTTTAGCGTAATTTTTCCGTCGGTAAAACGCAGTTGGAGCAATTGAAGAATCTGTTTAAAGGCAAGTAAATTGCCTTCATAGCTATAACAAAGAAGTTGTGCTGCTTCAGATTCAATCTGCAAATCCATTATTTTCGCACGAGCGGCTAACCAATTAGGTAGCTTTCCTATTTCTGGCGTTTGGCAATTCACTTGCACTAATTGCGACTCAATTTTGGTAAACCACGCCTGTTTTTCGACCGCTTTACTAAATTTAGGTAAGCTGAAAATCAGCAATAAATCACTATGAGCAAGCTGGTTAAGGGTTTCTAGCTGTTTGGCAATTGCAGCGGTCAGATTTTCAGGTAAGTTGAGGATGATGATTTGACGATTAAAAAACAGCCCCATTGATTGTGCCATTTCAAAAATTTCATCCCATTTGGTGTCATTTCCCACAGTAATATCGGTCTTTTCATCAAAACCTTGTGTCCAAGCGGTGTGAATAATCAGATCTTTACTTTCATTAAGCAGGAGTAAATCGCTACCTGTAAGCAGATAGAACGGAGAGAGGTTTTTAGAGAGTTGCTGAGAAAGTGCTTCTGGGAAAAGTTTTAGCATAAGCGTTAAATCTAGTCTATCTTTCTGTAGGGTAGGCTTTCAACCCACCAGATAATAAAATGGTGAGCAAAAGCCCACCCTACTTTTATTTTTGTTGATTAAGCTCTTTATGCAGCCCCGCCATTTTGATAATCAATTGGCGAGAAGCTTGTTGATACATATCTCGCATAATCATCTCTTGTTCAGCAGATTTTGCCAATGCCGCACGAGAATCATCAAAGAAGGTACGATGCACAGAAACTTCTAAAGGATAAGCACCTTTACTTGGCACTTCAATAATCACTTGAACGGTTAAGCTTAATAATTTTTCGGCTTCACGTGCTTGTTTAAAGACCGAAACCACTTTGCTGCTAGTTGAAGCATTTACTAAACGTAATTTAGCAATATTCTCTTGTCCTTTTACCAAAGTAACATCATTTAATTGAAGCTGTTGGCGAAGTGTGTGTGAAATATCACTATGCTCATCAGCACTTTCAAAGGTTAATGTGCGAAGTTCTTGAGGAAGAACTTCATTGTTTTTAAAATGCCAGCCACAAGCGGAAATCGTTGCTACTGTTGCCACAAGCAGTAATGTTTTGATTGATTTAATCATAAAAATTATCTTTATTATAGGGTATGTGTAAAATGTAAACATTTCAAGCGTGTGTAAAAATGGTGCGTGGGTTTTCAACCCACACACCCTACAGACTACATATTATGATTTCACTACCACATTCAACAATTTACCTGCCACATAAATCACTTTCACGATTTGTTGGCCGTCGGTAAATTTCTTCACATTTTCATCAGCAAAAGCGATGGTTTTCACAGTTTCTTCATCCGCATCTGCTGCCACAGTGACTTTACCACGCACTTTACCATTTACTTGCACCACAATAAGCTTTTCATCTTCCACCATTGCAGATTCATCGGCTTTTACCCATTCTGCAGTGTCGATCGCTGTTTCATTACCAAGTGCTTGCCACAATTCAAAACAGATGTGCGGAGTAATTGGGTAAAGCATACGCACTACGGCACTTAATGCTTCAGCCATCACGGCACGATCTTGTTCACTTTCAAGTGGCGCTTTGGTGAGTTTGTTCATCAACTCCATAATGGCTGCAATCGCGGTGTTGAAAGTTTGACGGCGACCAATGTCATCGCTCACTTTCGCGATAGTTTTGTGTACTTCACGGCGAAGGGCTTTTTGATCTGCAGAAAGTGCGGTCACATCTAAAGCCGTTTTTGCTGGATTTTGTTGGTATTGATACACCAAATTCCACACACGACCTAAGAAGCGTTTTGCCCCTTCCACGCCAGACTCTTGCCATTCAAGGGTCATTTCCGCAGGCGATGCAAACATCATAAACAAGCGAACGGTGTCCGCACCGTATTTTTCCACCATTTCTTGTGGGTCGATACCATTGTTTTTCGATTTTGACATTTTGGTCATACCCGTGTGAACTAGTTCACGACCTTCAGGATCGGTTGCTTTAATGATACGACCTTTCTCATCACGCTCAAGGGTCACTTGCGTTGGGCTTACCCAAATACGCTCATTGGTTGGGCTGGTGTAGTAAAACGCATCTGCAAGCACCATACCTTGACATAGCAATTTCGTTGCTGGCTCATCACTGGTTACAAAACCTGCATCACGCAAGAGTTTGTGGAAGAAACGGAAGTAGAGCAAGTGCATGGTAGCGTGTTCGATACCACCAATGTATTGATCCACCGGCAACCAGTAATTCGCTTCATCTTTGTCTAGCATTGCTTCGGCAAATTTTGGTGACGTATAACGTGCGTAATACCAAGAAGATTCCATAAAGGTGTCGAAGGTATCGGTTTCTTTTAATGCCGATGCGCCGTTGAAGGTGGTTTTCGCCCAGTTTGGATCCGCCTTAATTGGGCTTTTCACACCGTCCATCACTACATCTTCAGGCAGAATAATCGGTAAATCTTCCATTGGTGCGGGCACCACATCACCGTTTTCAAGAGTAAGCATTGGAATTGGTGCACCCCAATAACGTTGGCGAGACACGCCCCAGTCACGCAGACGGTAATTAACTTGGCGTTTACCCACGCCTAATTGTTCGAGTTTGTCCGCAATGCCGTTGAATGCACCATCGAAATCTCTGCCGTCAAATTCTGCAGAGTTGATTAATGTGCCATGTTCAGTAAAGGCTTCTTTCGCTAAATCAATTTCTTGACCTGCAAGCGGTGCAATTACTTGTTTGATTTGCAAACCGTATTTATTGGCAAATTCGTAGTCGCGTTGATCATGTGCTGGCACTGCCATTACCGCACCTGTACCGTAGTGCATTAATACGAAGTTTGCGACCCAAATTGGTAATTTTTCACCTGTGAGTGGGTGAATGGCAAACAAGCCTGTTGCCATTCCTTTTTTCTCCATGGTCGCGAGATCAGCTTCTGCTACTTTGGCATTTTTCGCTTCTTGAATGAAAGCCGCGAGTTCAGGATTATTTTGAGCTGCGAGTCCAGCTAATGGGTGCGCTGCGGCAATGCCTAAATAGCTCACACCATAGAAAGTGTCTGGGCGAGTCGTGTAAACCGCCACTTTTTCATTAGTATCCGCCACGTCAAAGGTGATTTCGACCCCTTCAGAACGACCGATCCAATTGCGTTGCATCGTTTTCACCATATCTGGCCATTGTGGAAGGTTGTCTAAACCGCCTAATAATTGTTCCGCGTAGTCAGTAATTTTGATGAACCATTGTGGAATCTCTTTTTGTTCCACTGGGGTATCACAACGCCAACAGCAACCGTCGTGCACTTGTTCGTTCGCAAGCACAGTTACATCGTTCGGACACCAGTTTACGGTTGAGTTTTTTTTGTACACCAAACCTTTTTTATAAAGCTCCGTGAAGAACCATTGTTCCCACTTGTAGTAATCGGGTTTGCAAGTCGCAATTTCGCGATCCCAGTCAAAACCAAAGCCTAAAAGTTGAAGTTGTTTCTTCATATAGGCGATGTTTTCGTAAGTCCATTTTGCTGGTGCGGTTTTGTTTTTAATTGCCGCCCCTTCAGCAGGTAAACCAAATGCATCCCAACCAAAGGGTTGCAACACGTTTTTACCCAGCATACGTTGATAGCGTGAAACCACATCGCCGATAGTGTAGTTACGCACGTGCCCCATATGCAGACGACCAGACGGATACGGGAACATAGAAAGACAGTAATATTTCTCTTTTGATTCGTCTTTGATCGCTTTGAAAACTTTATTTTCTGCCCAGTATTGTTGAACCTTCGGTTCAATTTCACTTGGATTATATTGCTGTTGCATAAACTTTAACCTTTACTTGAAATTACAAAAAATTGTCGTGATTTTACCGTAAAAACGTAGGTTTTTAAATTGGTAATTTTCCGTATAAGATTTGTTTCAAAATAGGATTCACCAATGCAGCAAAACTAAACTACTTAATCAACGCCTTAAGTTGCTTCAATTTCTCTTCCTTACTCATCGTCTGTTCTGCAACTTTATTTAAATCATCCACCAAATGCGGTTGCGTAGTTTCTCTCTTTGCATAAACAGGTTTCGCTTCTGAAAGCTCTTCAGCATAAGCCATCAGTTGCTCAAGCCATTGCAGTTTTTCTGGGTCATCGTGATAAGTTTGCGAAAGCGTTTCGATCGATTGGGCAAACTGCTCTGCTTTGGCATCAATCTGCTGATTGCAATATTTCTGCCATTTAACCTGCTCTGCTCGGACTAAGGTTTCAGGATAATGGCGAGCACGATAATGGAATAACAATTGTTCCACGCGCGGATCGGCAAATTTTAAGCCGTGATGTGCCAATTCTTCAGGTTTAAGTGTACGTAAAATTGCCATATTATTTTTATCTGCTGGCGAGAAAAAACGATCATAAAGCGTGGTTTCCACATTCTCACTCGAGGCAAAAGTTCGTTCATCGCTAAAAATTTCGCTCACTTTTTGGCGTAATAAACTTTTATGCTGTTTTAATGCTTTTAAATTTTGCAAGCAAAGTTCACGATCGATGCCTAAACGTTCGGCATTTTCAGGTAAAAGTACTTTTGCAGGGGCTAAAATTGGGCATTTATTAATATGCACTAATTTCAACGGCACAGGCAATTCGCTGTCGGCTAAATTTTCACGCTTGGTGTAAAGACGAGTTTTGAGGGCTTCAGCATCATCATTCAGTAAACCTTGAATATCGCCCGATAAATCGCACACAATGACGGCGTTTTTATTGGTTGGATGCCACTCAATCGGCACTACCCACGCAGTATTACCACGATAATTACCAAGCATACCTGATACGTGTACAAGCGGTGTCATTTCGCCCGTATCTATCAAACTTTCTACTTCTTTTTTGCCACGATGTTCAAAGAAATAATTGAACAATTTAGGTTGTTTCTCTTTAAGTAATTTCGTCATTGCGATAGTTGCATACACATCCGCCATCGCATCGTGGGCATTTTCGTGCTCAATCCCATTCGCTTTGGTAAGATTTTCCAATTTAAAATTAGGAATCCCCTCTTCGTCAGTAACCCAATTGATGCCATCTGGACGTAACGCATAGCACGCTCGTACCACATCTAACAAATCCCAACGCGAATTGCCGTTTTTATAGCTGTATTCATAAGGATCAAAAAAATTACGAAAGAAGGTATAACGTGTCATTTCATCATCATAACGGATATTGTTATACCCCATCACACAAGTATTAGGCTGGCTAAATTCAGCGTGAATTTTTGCCGAAAATTCAGGCTCTGACAAACCCTCTGCATTGCATTGTTGAGGCAAAATCCCCGTTACCATAACGGCTTCAGGGGCTGGCAGATAATCAGGTGTTTGTTTGCAATAGAACATGACAGGTTCGCCAATGATGTTAAAGTCGCTATCGGTGCGAATGCCTGCAAATTGGGCGGGACGATCCGAGGCAGGATTAACGCCAAAACTCTCGTAATCGTAGAAAAAGAAGGTTTGGTTTTTGTTCATAGAATGTCACTTGCTTAAAATAATTGGCATTATTGTAACATATTGAAATCACGATGAAATACGCAAAAAAAAGCCCGTAATCAAAAATCGAAAACGGGCGGAGGTCTTATTAAGAAAATGAAAAAAACTTTGCTGATAATTTCAATCAGTTAGCGATTTATCTGACTAAGTCATTTTTATAAAGTTCACTATTTTTTCAAAAAATGTAAAAAAATTTTTAAACTTGCAATAAGTGATTGTTTTATCAACAATCTTTTTGTTCTTTCGCCTCTTCTTGCACGCGTTGGCGGAAACATCCTGCGGCGAAGTGATAGAACGGTTTCGGGCAGAAATAACGAGAGACCATTGAAGCAATGAGGCTACCGACCAGCACCCAAAATAATACAGGCTGACTTCCTGTCATTTCCATCACAACGACACTGGCGGTAATTGGGGATTGCGTTCCGCCTGCAAGAAAAGCAGCCATACAGAGCAACACCAACAAACGCTGATCGACAATCCCACCTGTAAGCGTTGCAATTTCCGCCCCAATGCCTGCACCAACAGTTAAGGATGGTGTAAAAATCCCGCCTGCAATACCAGTCCAATAGGTTGTTACCGTTGCAAAAAGTTTAGCAATTCCAACCGCTTGCGGGTCTATTACCTCTCCATTCAATGCTCGACTCACGACCTCATAGCCCGTACCGTAAGTTTGTCCTGAAGTATAACGCCCTAATCCTGCAAGAATAAGCCCCAGCATTAACGCCATATAAATAGGATGGCGACGAACCCAACCACGAATTTTAGCAGGCGAAACGCCTGCCACGCCTTTTGCCAACAAGCGGGCAAATAATCCCCCTATAATGCCACAAATCACTCCGCACAATGCAACCCATAAAATCATTTTAGGCACAGTTGTAGCCCCTTGATATTGCGGGAAATAGGGATTATTGCCTTCAATCGCCACCAAAATAAAACCTGAGGCAAGCACGCCAAGTACAACACGTCTTCCCCAACGGAGCACCATTCCTCGACCTAATTCTTCAATCGCAAAAATCACACCTGCAAGCGGTGCATTAAATGCTGCCGCTAAACCACCGCCTGCCCCTGCTGCCATCAGTTCGTTTGCCGTTAAACCTTTAAACGCATAGCCATGCTTATGACAAAAATTTCCCCAAGCTAACATGACAGCAGCCCCTACTTGCACTGAAGGACCTTCACGCCCTACCGATGCACCAATTAACATTGCCAAAAAAGTGAGTGGAATTTTCCAAATCGTCTGCCAAAAAGTCACCAAGCGGCTTTTAAGCGAACCGTGCGGCAGGCTCATTGAGGCAATCACTTGCGGAATACCACTGCCCGATACATAAGGTGTATATTTTGCGGTAAACCACGCGAGTAACGCCATTCCAAGCGGTAAAATAAACCAAACCGCTAGCGGATATTTTGCTGTCCAAATGCTATTCCAATGCAAACCAAGTTCGGCTAATTTGGCAAAACCCAATGCCGAAAGCGAAACAAAACTCGCTCCGATAAGCAGACAAGCAAATTCAATGCTTTTACGTGAAATGCGATTCGTTTGGCGAAGTTTTTTGTGTAACCCTCGCCGAAATTTTGTGATAAAGGATTTTAGATACTGGGTTATCATATTCGTGACTACCATAACGAGAAGAATTTAGGCTTTAGCATAAAACGAATAGCAAAATTTTCTAGTTAATTCGATCAAATTTCTAGCATTTTTGTAAGAAAATGTAAAAAATCCCCCATTCATTGCGGAATTTCTTGTAAAATAAGCAACGATTTTTTATTAAAAATTGATCAAAATAATTTTGAGGTATTCAATGTCTAAATTTCCATCAATTTCAGAAATTCTTTCAGGCAAAGTTGCCGTAGGAGAAGAAGTTTCTGTGCGCGGTTGGGTGCGTACCCGTCGCGATTCAAAAGCAGGTTTATCATTCTTAGCCGTATATGACGGTTCTTGTTTCGATCCAATCCAAGCAATCATCAATAACGATTTACCAAATTATCAAGATGAAGTGTTACGCTTAACTGCAGGTTGTTCTGTGATTGTGACTGGTAAAATCGTAGAATCACCTGCAGAAGGTCAAGCGGTTGAATTACAAGCTACCAATGTTGAAGTGGTGGGATGGGTAGAAGATCCAGATACTTACCCAATGGCAGCAAAACGCCACTCTATTGAATATTTACGCGAAGTGGCTCATCTTCGCCCACGCACAAACTTAATCGGTGCAGTGGCACGTGTTCGTCACTGCTTGGCACAAGCGATTCACCGCTTCTTCCACGAACAAGGTTTCTACTGGGTGGCAACCCCGTTAATTACGGCATCTGATACAGAAGGTGCAGGTGAAATGTTCCGCGTTTCAACCCTTGATTTAGAAAACCTACCACGTACAGAAGAAGGCAAAGTAGATTTTAGCCAAGATTTCTTCGGTAAAGAGTCTTTCTTAACCGTATCAGGTCAGTTAAATGGTGAAACTTATGCATGTGCATTGAGCAAAGTTTATACCTTCGGACCTACATTCCGTGCTGAAAACTCAAACACAACCCGCCACTTAGCGGAATTCTGGATGGTTGAACCTGAATTTGCATTCGCTACTTTAGCGGACAACGCAAAATTAGCAGAAGATATGTTGAAATATGTGTTCAAAGCGGTATTAGCAGAACGTCCTGACGATATGGCATTCTTCGCAAAACATATCGACAAAGAGGTGATTACCCGCCTTGAGAACTTCATCGCTTCGCCATTTGCGCAAGTAGATTACACAGATGCAATTGAGATCTTATTAAAATCAGGCAAAGAGTTTGAATTCCCAGTTTCTTGGGGTATCGATCTCTCTTCTGAACACGAACGTTTCTTGGCAGAAGAATACTTTAAATCCCCAGTGGTGGTGAAAAACTATCCGAAAGATATCAAAGCGTTCTATATGCGTTTAAATGATGATGGCAAAACTGTGGCAGCAATGGACGTATTAGCACCAGGAATTGGTGAAATCATCGGTGGTTCACAACGTGAAGAGCGTTTAGACGTGTTAGATAAACGTATGGTTGAAATGGGCTTAAACCCTGAAGACTACTGGTGGTATCGCGATCTTCGCAAATACGGTACCGTGCCACACGCTGGCTTTGGTTTAGGTTTCGAGCGTTTAATCGTGTATGTAACGGGTTTACAAAACATTCGTGAAGTAATCCCATTCCCACGTGCTCCGCGTAATGCGAACTTCTAATTTTGCTTATTAACAAGCGATAAAGAATCCCATTTAAAAAGGAAACGGCGGAAATTTAATCTGCTCCCAAAAGTTAGACTTATTTAGTTCAAGGACTGAGTTCTGCATTCACAGGGCTCTGTCCTTTTAGTTTTCCCTGAATGCACTTATGGTTGTAATAATGAATGTACTCGTGGATTGTTTTTTCCAGTTGTTCTAATGTCTCAAATCATTTACCGTAATAACATTCCGTTAATCGTCCAAAGCAGCGTTCCATCGCACTGTTATCTAAACAATTTCCCTTCCTTGACATACTCTGTTGAATACCATTCTCCATGAGTATGTTTTGATAGCCTATCATCTGATACTACCAACCTTGGTCGGAATGTAAAGGGTTGTCGATTTTTCATTATGGTTGTGTTGCCGTAAAATTGCGTTGTAATAGATTATCCACTTTTAGGTTTAGGGTATTTCGGTTTCATGGTTGGGCGACCTTTAGCTTTGGGCAATAAACCGTTTATACCTTGTTTTTCAAAGACTTGCAACCATCGGTTAATCACACTTGAATTGGTAATGCCAAAGTATAAATAGGCAGTTCTGCAGAAAATTGCCTATTTTTAACCGCTTGTATCACGTTAAGTTTAAATTAAGGTGAATAAGTGAACGATTCTTACTATTTTGAAGATAAAACTCAATGACTTGTTGTTTGAAAAGAAACTTGTATTTGTCCATAAAAAATCTGCACCTTAGTTAATTATTTAGTCCAACTTTTGGGGTGCAGATCATTTTTAAATCCTGTTAGTCTTACAAATAGAAAAATCACTTAAAATACTTACCATAATACCAAATTTATGAGATGAAATGATAGAGCTTGATAGGGATTGAGAGAATTAAAACAACTAATAGCTTGATTTAGCTAAATAAAAACCCTCATTTGAGAGGGTTTGATATGGTCCGAAATAAATATATGGTGCGTTCCACCCGTTCCAGCCCGATTTTCTCAATCAGCCCCAAACGATACTCTAAAATGTTACCGCTTAGGTGCGAGTTACAGGCAGAACATTGCTTGTGGACGTTATCCTCATTAAACCGCAATTCAGGACAAGCCCCCACACTACGATAATGCCCTGCGTGCCATTGCCCTTGATGATAGCGACCGCACGAAATGCACGGCAAATCTTTATCTCGTAGCCGAATAAACTCATTAAACGCCTTTTGAGCTTCCTTCAGCCAATCAGAGCGACTTTTCAACGCCTCTTTTCTCGCTCGCATTCTTCGCCCTGCTTCCAAGCGGTCTGATTTCTCTTGCTTTTTGCGTTTTTCTTCCGCTTTCCGCTTGCTGTATGCAATCGCACATTTCATCGAGCAAACCTGCTGAGTGGATTGCGACTTCACATAGTAACCGTCGCATTCTTTGCACTTGTGCTGTTTTGGAAGTTTATTTCTCACTTTCGTAACCTCTCAAAACATACATCACAATTCCAAGCATACCAAACATACTAGAGATAACTAATGGAAATATGGTAAGCAAACTAACAAGCAAACCTAGCCAAACATTACTGATTGCCTTACTTACCAAATCCCCAAATAAAAATAGAATGAAAGGTGTAAGCCCGACTATCGCAATGGCAAAAACCGTTAAAACATCTTTCATTATTATTTCTCCTGATTCTTGTTAATCATACTATCCAATTGCACTTCAATTGCCTTAATTGACTTATCAAACAACGCCTGAGCCTTCGGATTTGCTATAATCTCCTGCCCAGCGTAAACGCCCAACATTGCGTAATACGTCTTTTGACTTGGCGTGATTGCAGTTAAAACGGAAAAAGTTAAAATCAAGCCAACTATTTTTTTGTATTGTGCCTTTAGGTTAACCATAGCAGGATTACCGATTCTGTCCGTACTCCACACTACTGCAATAACAACCCAAATTAACAGCACACCAAGTAACCCACTAAGAGCAGATGCGAACATCAGCTTCAGTGTTACAATTACTTCACTAAACCAAACTAAAAAAACCAACATCTTAAAACCCCATCAACTGACTAATTTTATTCTCTAACGCCCATTCGTCCTGATAGACATTACAGAGCGTTTCATTCCAAATCACACCAAATACACCGCGATAAACCTCATTGAATTGTTCTTGCGGCATATTATCGAACGAGATTGACCAGCGTTCTTTAATCGTGCCACCATCTTGGCTAGGGCGAACATCGTAGAAGCCAGCCTTTTTCATCGTATGGTTTAAGTAGGCTTCTCGCGTTTTCATCGCCTCATAATCCAGCTTTGCTAACCGCCGCTTTGTAATACGTGCAACCAAATCATCTAAAAATTCACGCAACCACGTCTTTAGCGTGCTGGTCGGTAAAACCTTGCAAACGTCCTTGTAAATTTCATCACAGATCCAAACTTCCATATCAGATAACACCTGAAATTTTGGCTCCCAGTATTCAAAACCGCATTCCAGCAACGCAAAGAATTTCTTGTGATGTTGGTAATTTCGGTTATTTCGCATCGGCTCAATTTTCACGGCACAACCAATCGGCAGATTTTTCAGCAGATTGCGATCGTATTCCGTTTCCGCAACCACTACACCGTTTTCACATTTCACCGCGTGGATCACCGTTTTGCGTTTAGTTTTAGCTGCCATTCCCACCAACTTTCTTCACAAAATCCAAACTTACCGACCGCTGCACAAAATCTTCCATTGTTGGATCGAACACCACAATCATCTGTCCTTTACTGTTTCCCTTGATTTCCTTGCCCGTAACAGGGTTAATAAACGCTATGCGACCACCGACAAGATCAATCACCTCATTTGCCACACCGTGAACGCATTGCTGATACCACTGCGTAGATTTGTCGTTGTTAAGTAACATCACCACTAAATGCCCTGCATCACGCAAGCGTTTTGCCTGCTGTAAAAATGGCTTAACGTCGGAGTAAGGGGGATTGACGAAAATGCTATGTGAACCGCTACCCCAATCACTTAAAAACTCTGGTAAACCATCGGCTAGAAAATCCGTTGCAACGTTCAAATAATCCCGATCTCCGCCAGATTTCGCACCAATCCAATGCCCGAATTTTTTATTTTGCAAAGTCGCACAGCCGTCCATACTGCAACGCCAACGTTTACCCACCCACTGGGTTAAGTATTGAGGCGTTTCCCAAGTGTCGTGGTCAAATTGTTGCTCAGTCATCTTCTGTAACTCACCCAATCAAACGCAATCATTGCACCGCCACCTTCTCGCATACGGTCAACAATTCGCTCGCCCACATACGCCCCAAGTTCTTGCTGTGATAGATTGCTAATTAAAATCGTCGGTTTCATCGCTTCGTAACGCTCGTTAATAATTTCAAACAAAATGATTTTTTCCGCTTCGCTCCCGAACTGCACCCCAATTTCATCAATCACCAGCAAATTAGGTGCAATGTAGATTCGCATCACTTGCTCTTCGCTCTCTTCCGCGTTTTTGTTCCACGAGGATTTCACTTTACGGGCAATGCGTAACGCCGTGGTAAGCAAGGCTTCGTCTTGGTATTGTTCGATTACGTGATTGATAATCGCACAAGCTAAATGATTCTTACCCGTACCAGGTTTACCGCATAAAATCAGCCCACCACCTTTCGCCTTACGCTCTTGCCACTTGTTCGCATAGGCTTGGCAGAATCGTTTTGCTTTGGCGTTTGCCTCCGTCTGCTCGTAGTTCTCAAAGCTCGCTTGCTCAAAACGTTTTGGCACGCCAGAGTGATATTTCAAATCAGCAATCAAGCCCACTTGCACCCGTGCTTTCCGCTCCGCTTCACGCTGCTTTAACCGAGCAATCTCGCCTTGCAGACATTGCGGGCAGTCGGTTCTGGTCGTCCGTTCAATCGCATCAAATCGGCGTACCCATTGGCGATAATTACCGTGATGTTCACAGCTTGCCACCGATTCCGATGTCACACAGCCGTCCAGCGGTTTGAAACCTTGCAACGCTGCCTGCAAACGGCTCTCAAGGTTTTTAAGTTCCTCTTGGAATTTTTCTTCATGGTTCATACCAAGTCCTTAGCCCAATCAGGCATGTCTGTCGTGCCATAATCTCGCTCTGCAAAGCCAACGTGGGCGTTTGGCTTGGTAGAAGCGGTCGAATGTTGCGGATTTTTTGCAACAACGCCCGAGCTAGGCTGCTCATCACGCCATTGCCAATCTGCCTTAAAGCCTTTCCAACCACGCTCAATCGCAATCGTGATCGCCTCACGCAGAGAAATCCCTGCCTTGCCAGCCTCACGCTCAAAGCCTTTTATCGCCGTGTCTGTAATCGGGCATTTCAACGCCTTGCGATGTTTTACAAAATCCGTTGCTAGTTCGCCATCAATGCCGAATTTTTCCAAAATCTCAAAATCATCAGATTTTTTCGCCTTCGTGCGTGTGTGTGCGTTACTACCCGTTAGGGTAGTATTATGATCTTTAGTATTTTTATAATTAGTATTATTATTTGTCGGATTCAAATCCGAGCTTTTTCGGATTGAGATCCGAGTTTGCTCGGATTTATTTCCGAGTTAAATTCATTCCACGTTTTGCCTTTTTCGGTTAAACGAATAAGGTCTTTGTCACCGTGTTTTAAATACTCAATCAATTCTTTTTTGCTGAAGTCAACAAAATGGCGATAAACCGTATCAGGTTTGGCGTAAAATAACGGTAATTCTTCGATCACCGCATTGCGAGAGACCCAGTAATAAACCTTACCTTCAATTACAATCTCTTTCGCCCAGCTTGAAGCCTGATTAAGTAAGTCAAATAATGCACCTTGATTCGCATTTAATTTCCATTCAAGGCATTTTGCGTTGTTAATGTAAGTACTGAATCTCATAGCCCTACCGCCTTATCTTGTGTAAATTCACCGTTCCAATTGGATTTCATTGTTAATTTCTGTTGCGTGTACCACTTATAAATTTTGGCTGCCCCTTTTTGCAGCAACACAGGGCGATAAGTGAAAAACGGCTCTTTGCCATGTGGTGAAATAGGCACAGGCTCTTCCGTCATATAGCGATCACGTGCGTAAGAAGTCACCCGCCAATCGTTATTGCCATCTTTGTAAAGCCATTTCACCTGCTGTAAATGATCGTTAATTTTCTGAGAATTCACACCATTCAAGCCTTTCGCAAATTGCGGTGCAGTAATACCATTGCGGAAATAACTTTCCATCGAGGTAATCTGGGTTGATTGCTGCTGGTTCTTGAGCAACAACGCCTGTTTTTGTTCTTCCAAATCTGCTGCCAAACGCAAGGCTTCCGCAAAAGTCTGCGGTAATTGCACCGCTTGTTTTGCTTCTAACTCTTGCCAGCGGTCAACAACAGCGGCGGTAAACTCAGGAGATAAGCGAGCGACAACAACAAAAGTATCTCGCTTGTTTAATTCGTAATAATCAAACCATTGATTTCTATACTCAAATTTTAGCGGCTCAATTTGAGCGACTAAATTTTGCTCAATTAAATCACGAATAACGCGTAATACGTTTTTATGCTCTTTATGTGTAAGCTCCGCAATCTCACGACTACTCATCGTTAAACTTGCATTTTTTTCGGTAATCGGTAATAATTCTGTCGTTTTCATTAAGGATTTATTCCTGTATAGAGCCCGTGTTACTGCACGGGTTTTCTTTTATTTCCCATTTGAATTACGTAACACACCCCAATTCACATCAGGGCGTAGCTCTTCGCAAGTTACCTTGCCTTCTGTGATGCGTTCGATTTCTGGACAGCGTTCTGCTGGAACACCTGATTTTCTCCATTTCGCAACTGCCCACGGTCTAATACCGAAATGCTTTGCTAATCCAGACTGACCGCCAACGAGTTCAAATACTTTTTCTATTGGTTGCACAGATCTTTCCTTTGTTTATTCTACTTAAAGTAGCGTTTTACTATTTAAAATAGCATTGTTGCAAGTTTATTTTCGTTTTAAAATTCTACCTAAGGTAGAAACCATAAAAGGGGAATACGAAAATGAGTACAGAAAATACACTTGCTACAAGATTAAAAGCAGTGATGGATGAAAAAGGCGTAGGAATTCCAGAACTCAGTAAAGCACTTGGAATCACTTATGAAATGGTGCGTAGATACGTAATGGGTGTAGCAAAACCTAGAGAGAAAAAGTTAAAACTAATCGCTGATTATCTTGGCGTATCTCCAGCCTGGTTAGAATATGGAGAGGGATCAAGCCTTGCTGTGGTAAAACCAGAAGTACACCTGCTGGATAACATCAAATTCTTAATGCGTAAAAAAGGCATCTCACTCCCACTTTTGGCAGAGCGAACCGAGATTGAAGAAAGCCGCTTGTTAGAGCTGCTAAACTCCGACAACGTGGAAAATGAAAAACTCTTTTTAAGCACGCTTGAGCAATTATTTCTCGTGACTGCAGACCGTTTGCTTTATGACGACCTCAGCCAAAACCCGAAAGGCATGAACTTCCTGAAAATGCGTTCCGTACCCGTGAACCGTGTACCTATTCGCGGCTACGCCCAATTAGGTGCTGAAGGGCATTGGGTCGATTTAGAATACCCCGTAGGCGAAGGCGATGGCTACATCTGGTGGCCAAGCCGTGATGAAGATGTGTATGCCCTAAAATGCCAGGGCGATTCGATGACCCCACGCATTAAGCACGGTGAATACGTGATTATTGAACCAAATCACGAAATTAAAAATGGGGATGAAGTGCTTGTCGTTACCGATGAAGACCAAGTGATGGTTAAAATCTACGCCTACGAACAAGGCGGTAGACTTACGCTCTATTCCGTGAATGAAAACCACGAGCCGATCAACCTTTACCAAGAAAATATCCGCAAAATGCACTATATGGCAGGCATTGCAAAAGAAAGCTTGGTGTTGGATTTGTAGCGGTGGAGCATAGGAGTTATTTTTAATAATATCTTAATTCATTAAGGACATAATTATGAGAAATGAAGCATTAGAAGAACAGTAAAGAAGATATAGAGTCAAGGCTAAAGCTCCTTTTAATAAAAAGGTAACACTTTTTAGTTTTGAACTATCTCACACTAACAATAGTAATTTTTCTAAAATTGATTTAATTAAAAAAGAACTAAACACCTCAACAATTTTAACTCTTGAAAATTTATCTGGAAAGGTAAGAAAGCTAGAAGAAATAAAATATAAAGATAAAAATTCCTTATATTTATTTATCAGTCTTTATGATAAAATACTAGATGTTTCAACAACTAATGAGAATGCTAATGATAACATAACTGCTGAAACAGTAAATAATGCAGATCATAAGCATATTTTCTTGAAAGTTACAGAGGAGAACATTTGGGCATTCTCAACTATATCTGCAGGTTATCTTTATCAAACCTTAGCAAGACTATTCGAAAAAGTTTTGCCTGTCGGTTATATGCTTACTCAAACGATAAACAAAGATATAGCTCAAATTATTCGAGATGAGAAAGTGGAAAATCTCACCTTAATAACAGGAGTTGATCCTCTTGCACTAGGTTTCCCAAAAAGTTGTTTGATAGAGCGATTTTTCGCAAAAACAGAAAAGTCAACATCTCCTTATGCTAGAGTGATATTAGATAGAAAACTACATCTTACAATGATGGAAGCTATTGAATCCTCTCCAACAGAAGCAATTGAGTGCTTATCTCAGGATCAGGCTACTTTATCAGGAGATATTTACCTTGTTACTAAAACAGGTAGAAAAATCAAAGGTGAAGATTTAAAGCTAAATAAAATCTGTTATTTAGAGCCTTTTGGTAAAACAAAAACGGTGTCGTGGTCTGACGCAGTAGATTTGCTTAAAAATATAGAGAAGGAGCTTTTATACTTTGAGGAGTAATAATGCTAGATAAAAAGTTTATAGCCTACTTAATAAGTGACATTATCATTTCTCTGTTACTTACTATATTATTAACAGATATTATTATAAAAAGTACTGATGCCATGAACTTAATTGCAAGTACATTTTCTATTTTATCTGGTGTTGTTTTAATGATATTAACAACAGTAGGTGAATTATTTCTGTTTTCACCTAACGATAGTAGTGCAAAAAAAATAGCAAAATATAAGAACTTTGAAACTAGATTTTCAAGGCTATCATTATTATTTATCAGTTATCTAATTATTTTAGTTCTCATCTTGATTTATTATCTTATTAAAGATATTAGTCAAGATGTGATCACTTTTAAAATAAGTGAGCTTACAATCAACCTCCAAAATTGGACAGCTTACTTAATTATACTTTTTTCTTTCTTCTGGTTTATTATATCAATTTGTTTACCTTGGATATATAAACAACTTTTGAAAGAAAAAAATGGTATTTATGATTAAACCGCCCTCGTAGCGGTTTTCTTTTGCTTGCAATAATACAAAGTAAGAGTATAATGCAAAGCATAAGGATAAAACCAATGTACACCATCATCGAACACGAAAAATTCAAGCAGAAAGCTGAACAAATTTGGACAACTGAAGAACGTCTTGAATTTTTCACCTACCTTGCGCAAAACCCACTAGCAGGCGATGTCATCCCGCACGCTCAAGGGCTGCGTAAAATTCGCTGGCAAGCTAATGGCAAAGGCAAGCGTGGTGGTGTACGAATAATTTACTTCAACTTACTTAATGATGGTTTAATCGTTGCGCTTGATATTTATGCCAAAAACGAAAAAGAAAACCTAAGCAACCAAGAAATTAAACAACTTAAGGGGCAGAAAAATGGATAACCTCTCACAAAAAATTGAACAAGCCACCAAGGACTGGAACATTGAAGCTATTGTTAAAGCGGTGATAGTAGACGATCCTGATATGGCAGAACACGCTGAAGATTTCCGTGAAACCTTGGTGCAAATGAAAAACGGAGACTATAAAAACTGGCGAACTACTCAAATTCCAGTCTCGCCCATTGTTGAAACTCGCCAAAAAGCCAACCTCTCACAGCCCAAGTTTGCAGAAAAGCTCGGTATTTCGGTTAATACCTTGAGATCGTGGGAGCAAGGCTTACGAAAACCAAGCGGTGCAGCCAAAACCCTATTAGACCTTCTCTCCCGCAAACCTGAACTGATTAACGAATTACACGCCTAATTTCTCTATTCAGCCCTCCCCGAGGGCTTTTTTATCTCCCCGATATCAATGTCGTCCACATCTTCCTACCCCCGAAAAAATGTAAGCGGTCAAATTCCGCCAATTTTTTGCAAAATAAAACCCTCCGAAGAGGGCTCAATTAGGCGTGGTTAGCTTGCTTTACCTCAAAAGTTAAATTCAACGCCCGCATCACTTTTAATACGGTTGAAAAGGTTGGATTCCCCTTGCCTGAAAAGGCTTTGTATAATCCCTCACGGCTCACACCTGCTTCTCTGGCAATCTGGCTCATATTACGTGCTTTCGCAATATCACCTAAAGCAGACAAGATTAAATCCACATCATCCTCTTTCAGCACCTCATTTAAATAAAGCTGAATTTCCTCTTCTGTTCTTAAATGTTCCGCCATTTCAAAATCTTGCAATTCAACCATTTTACACTCCTAATTCTTTCGCTAAGGCTTTCGCCTTTTTAATATCATTCTCTTGACTGGCTTTATCGCCCGCACAAAGTAAAATTACAATCACGCCATTCTGGTTTTTCAAATAAACCCGATAACCTTTGCCTTCCGTAATTCGTAATTCTGATACCCCTTCGCCCACAGGCTTTACATCGCCAAAATTCCCCATCTGCAACCGCTTAATTCGAGTTTGAATTTTTGCCCTTGCTCGCAAGTCTTTTAAATTATCAAGCCATTGTTTAAAGATGGTGGTCGATTTTATTTGAATCATAATGCCTCCGAATAGGCTTATTATAGCCTAATATTGTGATTGTGCGAACTATAATTCACAACTTGATCTTTCTGTATTCTTTCGTTTAAATCCGTCTAACCAAAATCCTTGCTTATTTCCCTTCAAATCTTGCTTAACTCGTCTAAACCGCTCAAAAAACCATCAATCAAACCATCTCGCTTAAAATTTATTTCCTTAAAAATCAAACGTTTATCTACTTTAAGTAGAATGTACCCATCAAAACAAAACAGCCTGATAACAAAAATCAGGCGTTATCTAAAACAGCTTTAACGGAGAGCCAAACCCTTAGCCATCAATGCGGAAACATTCGCAACGACCGCCAAGCGTTGAAGCAAACGGAAGATGAAAGCTGTTTTAAATAATCAACTTAATGCTCTTTAACAATTTAAACACGCATATCGCCAAACCAACGATGAAAGTAACGCTCGGCAGACTGATTGAGTTAGCGTAAGGTCAATTCGCACAATCAGCCAACGGGTTCTAAGTAGCAACGGCAAAGACCGCCTACTGCCTCAGCCTGCGAGAAACGGAGAACGTGCAACGATATGCCGCGTAGGATTACAACTTACAGCAGCCGTCTTGGACGAGCGAAGCACAATAAGACCTATGCAAAACACCGCCCCAAGCCGCAGGGCACGAAATAATGCGGCATCTTTAGGCTCTAGGTTTCACCCTTTGCAGAAAAGGGTAAGTCCAGGTTGATATAGCATAAGACTGGGTGCAACTCCCACTAGAGCCACCATTTAAAACAGCATACGTAAGACGTGTGTTTTTTTAATGTTTGGCACGCAGTGTGCTGTTTTAAATGGTAAACAAGGAGCAACTTATGATAGGTTACGAAGATTACAACGCATTAGGCTTACCGACTGAATATGCAATGCAAGACCGCATTGAGCAAATGGAAAATAAAGTGCTTAAAAAGCTGAAATCATCAGGTTTAGACATCTTAGCCGACAAGCTGATAGATACAGAAGTGTGGCATAACGCCATTGATGCGATGATGAAAAGGAAAGCAAATGAGCCTAAAGCAATGTATTATTTTTCTACTCGCGGTTAATCTCAACCCGCTCGGATTGTGGCTCAACGCTTCCACGTTTGAAAAATTTTTCGAGCAAAAGAGCTGCAACATCCAACAAGATGAAGAACATTTGCCAAAAGCTAGTTGCGGCAACCAAGTAGAAAAGGTAAACCAGAGCATAATCAGGTAAAGCAGGTAGTGGTCTTGCCATTAGCTCAATCTGAATATGAACAGGAATAAGCAACCAACAAAGAATAAACGACAAAAACCACGTTGTAATACGCATAATCACCTCATCAAAATGAGATTTGAGGATGGAAAAGATGGAAGTAATTAACGCTTCCCACATAATAAATTCCTGTAATTGTTGAAGTAAGACACAACAATTATATTCCTTGTTTGAAGTAAGACACAACAAGGCGAGTTTTGCGGTTCTCGTTAAAAAACCGTTTGACAACACCGCTCACATCAGATTAAGATACCCCCACTTTCAAGCCGTCTCAAACGGCTTTTTTTGTATCTGAGAGGTAAAAATGACTAATGTAATCATTGTAAAAGATGCTGAAATTCGCGTAATGGAACAAAATGGTGAAGATTACATCAACCTAACGGATATGCTCAAAGCAAAAGATGGGGAATTTTTTATTAGCGATTGGCTCAGAAACCGTAATACGCTTGAATATATCGGTATCTGGGAAGAGCTAAACAATCCTAATTTTAATTATGGCGAATTCGCCCTAATTAAAAGTCAATCTGGTTTAAATCGATTTAAAATTAGCGTTAAAGAGTTTGTTGCTCAAACTAATGCTATCGGTTTACAAGCCAAAGCAGGGCGTTATGGTGGGACTTACGCTCACAAAGATATTGCATTAGAATTTGCAATGTGGATAAGCCCAGAATTCAAACTCTACCTAATCAAAGAATTCCAACGCTTAAAACAAAAAGAAGCCGAAGATAACAAATTAGAATGGAACGTTAAACGCATTCTTAGCAAGGCAAATTACCGCATACATACTGATGCCATCAAAGCCCACCTCATTCCCAAATTACTTAACACAAAGCAACATCAATTTGTGTATGCCACTGAAGCTGATATTTTAAATCAAGCCTTATTTGGACAAACGGCTAAACAATGGAAAGATGCCAACCCCAAATTAAAAGGTAATATGCGTGAACACGCTACTATTGAACAATTAACCGTATTGGCAGGTTTAGAAAGCCAAAACGCCCTATTAATTCAGCAAGGATTTCCGCAAGAAGAACGGCTGGCAATCTTAAATCGCCTTGCCATTCAACAAATGAGCTCGCTCTTACAAACAGCCGCACTCACGCAGCTTAAAGAAAAACCCTTGTTGGAAGAATAAAAAATAATTTGACACCCACCGCCCAATCATTTAGGATACCCCCAATTTCAACAGAAAGTCGGGATTGGTCTCCTGAATTGACAAAGAGCGGTGAAAAAGATAGTCGCTCAAAGCGGCTTTTTTTATAGCCGAAAATCAGTAAATCATACCTTTAAAGGTCGGATCAAATCGATCCCCCCTTCAAAAGTTGTCAATGATGAGCTGAATAGAAGTCCGAAAGGACGCCGTTCACTCTTTGTCGCGGTAAGACCAATTCTGTTCAGTTCATCACCAATGATTGGTCTCTAGGTGATGAGTTTTAAAAACTTTGACAAAGAGAAACACAAAATGACAACTTTAACTTTTCAAAACACTACTCTTTCGGTTATCAACCAAAATAATCAAACATTCTTAACAGCAAGCGATTTAGGCAAAGCATTAGATTATTCTGACGCTGATCGTAGCGTTCGCAGACTTTATACCGCCAATGCAGACGAATTTACCGCAGAAATGACCGCACTTATCGAAATGCCTACCGCAGGCGGACTACAAAAAGTGCGTATCTTCTCGCTTCATGGTGCACACCTGATTGCCATGTTCGCTCGTACCAAAGTCGCCAAAGACTTCCGCAAATGGGTACTCGATATTTTAGATCGTGAAGTTTCGCAAAAAATGAAAGAAATCCAACCGCTTGCAGATGAACCCCTAAACCTACTGGTGCAAGCCTATCATTTTCTTTACCAGGCAAGCGACTTACGTACTAAAGTGCAACCAACCTTTATCGGTATAGATATCGACCGCCACTTTGGTAGCCATTACCTCCACAACTTAGGCAAACCACTCAGCCAATGTATGGAAAACATCCAAGCCTACATTCACGCCAGCGCCGAACGCCTTATGTTCGTACAAGGTATGGCAAGCCTGCTTGAAACGCCAACAACTAAAAAAGCAGTATTTAAATAATCCTTACTCCCACCGCCTCACACTCCACCTTTTCTGTGGGGCGGTTTTTTGCACCCTAAATTTAAGCTTTTGATGAAATTTCCACCGAAAGAGGAAAGAAAAATGAACGCACAACAAGCCCTTAAAAAATACCAAATCGCCTTGAAGTTAGCCCAAAGAAACTACCAAAGCAATCCCACCTACGCCCGCAGACTCGAAATCTACGAGCTAGAAGAATTAGTTAAACACGCCCAGAAGTGGGTGCATTGAGGAGAGAAAAATGCAAACCTTGCTTAAAGTCCTGACAGGCATTTTCTTCGCCCTGCTCTTTTGTGCAGTATTAAGCCTTGGAGGTTGCCTCGACAGCCAGCCTGCCTCTGTTTTTCCCCAAAATATCCCCACTTGCCACTTGTGTGAATTTAGGAGCCCCGCATGATTGACGCCACCTGTGAAATCACCCATCGAAACGGAGGGCTTTGGTACGCACGAGTTCGATACAACCGCATCATTGTGTACAACTCCAATTTCAAAAGTAAAGAATCCGCAATAGCACATCTTGCCCGTGAAATCGAAAGACGAAATGCCCTCGACGGCTTTCGTTTCAAGCAACCACTTGAAATGCCGCAATCCAGAAAAACGCCCGAAACAGGCGTGATTGCTAAACGACGACCACCCCCAAAATGGGATAACACTTGTTATTCGGTCAATCCGATAACGGGCGAACGCAAACCATTGTAAGAATTTAACCGCTTGCCTTCCCTTAAACTTAATCAGCTTGAGGTATTAGTAAAATTGCAACGGGCAGGCGGTTAATCTAATTAAAAGGAAATCAAAATGACAAACCAAGTTCAACAAACCAAACCGCAACAAGACAAATTCCCGATTAAAACCTTGTTTGAAAGCCCCGCGGTAAAACAAAAACTACAAGACTTGCTTAATAAGAATGCAGCAAGTTTCACAACTAGCGTACTTCAAATTGTGAATAGCAACTCAATGCTGCGTAATGCCGATCCGATGAGCGTATTTAACGCCGCTTGTATGGCAGCCACTTTGCAGTTACCGATTCAAAATGGTTTAGGCTTTGCCTACATCGTGCCTTATAACGGGCAGGCTCAATTCCAACTAGGCTATAAAGGCTTAATCCAACTGGCACAGCGTTCTGGGCAGTTTAAGCGATTGGTTGCAGTTCCCGTGTATGAAAAGCAACTTATCGAAGAAGACCCGATCAACGGCTATGTGTTCGACTGGAAACAAAAGCCAGAACCGACTGAAAAGCCAATTGGCTACTACGCTTATTTCCAACTGGTTAATAGCTTTACCGGGCGAAGAGTGTGTGGGCAAATAACTTTGAGGCGATGGCGTTGAAAACGGTGATGAAGCTCCTGCTCTCAAAACAAGCACCATTATCGGTGGAAATGCAACAAGCCCTGTTAGCCGATCAAGCGGTGGTAAAAAGCGTGGAGAATGCAGAATTTGATTACCCTGATAATCAAGTGGAAGAAGCGGATTTTGTAGCGTTGAATGTATCGGATGAGCAATTTGAAAACTTCAAACAAACCATTCAAAACAAAGAAACCACGCTCCAAGAGCTTTGTGATAACGGCTACGAATTCAGCAAAGAACAGTTCCAAATTTTAGAGGCAATGGAAAATGCAGCACCTGTATCAAATGAAAGCTAGATGCTCAATGCTACATCGCTTAATCGGTGAGCCGAAAACGAAAGCCGACCGAGAAGCGGGCAAAATTACCGACACAGCAAAATCTGCCGTGCGAGAAATTGCCAAGTTCGACCTCTTCGGCTGGCAACAATTCGAAGGCAATAAGTTCACCGAAAAAGGCTTAATGCTAGAAAATGAAGCGATCAAACTCAGCGGCTTAAAACGGGGCTTACCACTCAAAAAGAACATCGAAAGACGAGAAAACGATTGGATTACGGGCGAGTGCGATATTTATGTGCCCACCCGTAAGCTGATTATCGACACCAAATGTTCCTTTGATATTGGCACACACCCGTTCTTTGCTGATGAAGCGGAAGACAAAGCTAAAAAAGCAGGCTACGACATTCAAATGCAAGGTTATATGTGGTTGTGGGATTGCGAAGAGGCACAAATTGATTTCGTGCTTTTCCCTACGCCAGAAGAGCTATTAGGTTATGGACAATCAGCAGAGCGTTATATCGATTTAGTCGAACAAATCCCCCAACACCAACGCATCACCACCGTTACCATTAAGCGAGACGAACAAATCATCAAAAAAATCCAAGAGCGTGTGAGTGCTGCTAAAACCTATTATGATGATTTGATTAAGCAGATGGTGAGTTAGTCTTCAACATCTCAACCGCCTGAATAATCAGTTGGTTCTGAGGAATACCCCGCTCACGGCTTAATTGCTCAATATCTGCAATCACTGCGAGCGGTAACTTAAACGCCTTGAGTTTAATCCCGTGTTTTTCCTCAGAGCGTTTCACAATTTCGGTTCTTGACAATGCCATAATAAATCCTTAGTATTGGTTTTGAAGAGTAGGAGGATTTCTCCCCCTACTTAGTTGCATTCAATTAGTAAGCCGGCAAGCTAATCACTAAGAGAATGATAACTAGGATAATGCGGTAAAGCATAGGTTATCCCTCCAAAAGTTGGGGGGATTAAAGGTCGCACCCAGCTCGTTTTCAACAGTATTGCTGAAAACAGGATTATTATAGATTAGTTAACTAATTAAATCAAGAACCAATTCATTAAGCCATCGTTTTTACGGTGGCTTTTTTATTGCCTAAATGCCCTCCTCGTGAGGGCTTTTTTGTACCTAAAGGAAACCAAAAATGACACAGAAAAAATACGAATTGCTCAAAAACGATACTATTACCGCACCAAACGGAAAAACACTCTACCGCATTAAAGCCCTTATTGATTTTGGTGTAGTTTTAGCTGGCTCTCTCGGTGGCTATATCGAAAAAGAAGATAACCTAACTCATACTGGCAATGCTTGGGTGTATGGTGATGCTCGGGTGTATGGCAATGCTCGGGTGTCTGGTGATGCTCGGGTGTATGGCGATGCTGAGGTGTATGGTGATGCTCGGGTGTATGGTGATGCTCAAGTATCTGGTGATACTCGGGTTTCTGGTAATGACGATCTAGTTTGGTTCTCAAATGTTGGAACGGAGCAAGGCACACTTACGGTTTATAAATCCAAAGATGATTCATTACTTGCTACTCGTGGTTGTTTTAGTAGAACGGTCGATGAATTTTTAGCGAAATCAGCAAAAGTTCACAATGAACGAGTCAAACGAGAATACCAGTTACTCATTGAAGTTGCAAAATCTCGCCTTCTTGGAGAAAGCTATGTACCTAACCTTTAACCCCTTTACCCTCCGCAAACGCCTACGGGAGTACATCAATAAATACGCCAAACAGGCACGTGTGATCGTGCATCTCAAAGGCAACCTTGCCAAATTACATCACGAAAACGACCGCTTGTTACGAGAAAATCATCAGTTTAAGCGAATGATAAAAGAGAAAGATGAGCGGATTACCCAAATGCACACCACGCTAACCAACAACCTCGATCTTGCCCGCACGATTGAATTTAATAGTCTACCGCGGAAGATGAAAAGAGAGGTAGAAAGACAAATCAAAAGAGGGAAAAAATGACCATTATTCGCACTCAAACACATGAACGCCGTGATACTGATCCTGTTGATTACATTCTGCAATTTATCAAAGACACTAAACGCCTAAAAAAAGAAGCCGCGGAAAACAACCGACAAAGTCTTGTTGATTATTTAGAAAGCGTCCTTGATTTTATTACCTACGCCAGAGCTGACAGCGATCGCATTAACTTCTTAATGGATACCCCCCAATGGCTTAACGTGCAAACGGAAGACCTACGCCACTTTATTGATCAACAAATTGAAAAAGGAACAAAATAATGCAGGCAACTTCTACCTCTCCCTTTTTAGCTCACCTCTCACCTGAAGCCTTGCAAGCGAATCAAGCGATTCTTGCTCGCCAAGCAAAACAAATGGCTCGCCAAGCAAAAGCACGGCAGAACCTTGAACAAACCATTCGGGATATGGAATTCAGAGAAAAGAAGCAAAAGCAAGTGAAGCACACACAGGCGATCAACATTGCTCAAGCTAAACGTAAACGCATCACTCGCACCAAAGCCGATGATGCCTTTAGCCTTTGCGTCCGACTGCGTGCGAATTGCACCTGTGAACGCTGTGGTGAACAATTCCCGCATAATGCTATGAAGCATCTGCACTGCTCGCACAATTACAGCCGCGAATATCAACAAGTACGATTCCACCCAGACAACGCCTTTGCTCTCTGCAAAGATTGCCACCGCTGGTTTGCAAATGCCAAACTGGAATCGACCGCTTGGAAAAATGAAATGCTCGGTGAAGAACGCCTACGCCGCACCTTCCAAGCCTTGCAACAATCCCCCCAGAAAATCAGTAAAGCTGAAGAGGCTCGCATTGCAGCCTATTACCGCATTGTAGCCCGCTACTTGCTCACAGAGCGAGAAAAAGGCAATACGACTTATTTATCGTTTAAAGGTTATGAGGGGTGAATGATTTACTCAAGCTGATTCAACAACTCGGACGCAAGCACGATAACCTGCGTGTCTTTCAAGACTTCGTGGAAATTTGTGCTTGCAGTATTAGCCGACCTTTTATCAATCGGGAAGACCGCTATTTTGCCCTCTATTCCCTCTACACCGATGAAGAGATGCAACAATTCCATCAAATGGGGCAAATCTTACTCCATGAGTTAGAAAAAGCACCACAAGATATTCTCGGGCAATGCTATATGCAGTTAGAACTTGCCAACAAACAACGTGGGCAATGTTTCACCCCGCTCAGCATCGGCAACCTAATGGCAAATTGTTTATTCCACCAAGCAATTGAACAACAAGGCTACTACACCTTAAACGAACCTACCTGCGGAAGCGGTGCACTTATCATCGCCTTTTGCAAAACAATGCGAGAAAAAGGCTACAACCCACAAACACAATTGCACGTAATCGCACAAGATATTGACTTAAAAAGCGTGCAAATGTGCTTTGTTCAGCTTTCCCTACTGGGCATTCCCGCAGAAATTCAACACGCTAACCCCCTCACGGGTGAAGTAATAGATTGTTACTTTACCCCGTTTTATTACTTACAAGGAGCTTAAATGCCCAAATACCAACTCACGCTTACCGAAAAACAAGCTCGCATCGTCCGAGATGCGTGCGAGCTTTATGAACGCCTACACGCAGGGCAATGGCATGCAATGAAACACCTTATCCCTATCAAAAAAGAATTCAACTGGGCGATTTTAGAAGAGCGGTTTCGCCTATTCATTCAACCTTATTGTGATACCACGAAAATGAAGTTTGAACGCAACGCGGGCGATATTAAGCAAGTGCTCCGCCATCGTCTAGCATGGGATAGAAATCCAGAAGGTGGGGACGACTATAAATTCCGAAAGCCTTACATTGAAGGAACAGAACCCTCAGCACAAATTAAGCGGATTGAAGAACATCATTTAATTCATCAAAAGAAATGAAGGAGGCGTTAAATGAGTAACTGGATTAAATGTTCGGAAAGATTGCTAAAAGAATTTAATAGTATTAAGGAACGACTATGAGCAAAGAAAATAACGGTTGGATTAGTGCGAAAACCCAACCAGTCCCTTATGACGGCTATTTTTTAGCTTGTACTTATAAAAAGGACATAAAGATTTTATTTCGAACATCTGAATATGAATGTCTTGTTAAAGACAATTCTTTTTATACAGTAGATGTGAAAGATATTACCCACTGGCAACCACTCCCAGAACCACCAAGGGAAAAATAACATGGGCGATGTTGGCGAAGATTTCAGAGCATATCGAGCTTGGCGACGAGAAAAGAAAAAATCTAATGCTGAATAATTAGATGAGTATGGTATTAGCTATCAAACGAAGAACTATACGCATTACATTATCACACACAACGGCAAAACGTTGGATTACTATCCTTCGACTGACTTATGGTGGGATAGAGCGAACAAAAAACAACGCAGAGGAATACGACAACTACTTAATCATTTAGAGATTACGCGGGTTAAAGAGGAAATAGAAAATGAAAATTGAAGCAACATTATTTTGTGAATACTTAAAGTCCGCTATTTCGTTAGCCGAAAAAATCGGATACAACAAAGATGATTTAGTTTACGCAGGCATTGCTGAAGATGGCGTAAGGTTAGAAATTAAAGTGGTCGCCCAAAGCTCTGACACATTATTACGCTTCACTTTCCCCTGTCCTGTATCAAACTAACCCAACGCCCTTAGTTTTAAGGGCGTTATTATTTGGAGAGAAATAATGGAACAAATAGAACGCCGATTATATAATTTAAAATCCGTTGCAAATATACTCGATGTGAGTGTGGCAACGATTTATAGACGCTTAGATAGCGATCCATTCTTCCCCAAACCTAAACTGGTTGGAGGGAAGAACTTTTGGTCGGATATTCAGATTAAAGAGTATATTGAATTTATTGAGCAAGGAGGCTATAACAATTAGCAGCACATCAATGCTCGCCCCTCTGTCGATTTTTCGACAAAATCTCCCCACCATTGCATATATTCGATCCTTTGTGGCATATACTTTGCTTTATTGTATGTGCCACGCACGGAGGAATATTCAAAATGAGCTAAACATACCTCTATTATTTCGCTATTAAACTCAGCCTCATTCATCACAGTACTAAAAATCGAACGCAAGCCGTGTGCCGTTAAAATATTCTTATAACCAATCCGACTCAATGCCTTATTTGGCGTTTCTTTCGAGATAGGTTGATGAGGATTTTTCTTACTTGGAAACACAAAAGAGCTATTGTAACGATTCAACTTTTGTAATAACCGCAATACATTTATTGCTTGCGAAGAAAGCGGTAAAGTAAAATCCTGTACCTTTCCTTGTCTGCCTTTCATTTTTTCTTTCGGGATTTCGATTAAAGCATTTTCAAGATCGACTTCTCGCCATTCTAATTGCGTAATTGCACCTGCACGTCCTGCAGTTAATAGCAAAAGCTCTAATGCACAGCGTGTTTCAATTTCTAGCGTACTATCTTGTAAATTAGTAAATAATTGGGGTAATGCTTCGGGTCTAATCGTTGGATTATTTTCCGCAACTGGCTTAATAAATACCCGTCCAATGTCAGCGGTTGGGTTGTATTGAATAACTCCACGATTAACCGCATAAACCATAATCTGATTCAAATAGCCAATCATGCGATGAAGTGTATCAAGTTTCCCTTCTCTTTCTAATGGTTTTAATTTCTCAATGGCTAATGGAGCTGAAATGTCTGAGATAGGATAATGCCCTAATATTTTTAGTAAGTGACGATCTAGCCGCTTACCAATATCTTGAAATGTCACTAATTTTAATCGCCCAGTATCTACCTCATTCTGTTTGAGTAAAAGCCATTCTTTTGCCATCGCTGATAATGTGAATTTTTGTTCACTTAATGCCTGTTGTGTCTGTTGCAAGCGATAATCTTGCGGATCAATATTTTTTGCAAGCAATGAACGATATAAATCTCTAACTTCTCTTGCCTCTTTTAATGAAATCTCAGGAAAAGCCCCCAAGCTGATCAATGTTCTTTTTTTTGTAAAAGGCTTGTAATATTGGAAACGCCAAATTTTAGATCCTGTTACTCTTACTAATAAAAATAAACCGCTGCCATCAGATAATGAATAATCTTTTTCTTTTGGCTTAGCATTATTGATTTCTGAGTTGCTTAATGGTTTTACCGAAACCGCCAT